ACTCCTAATTCTCTTCCTACTGGTCTTCCTTATAATATAATATAAATAATTATATTAATGCTGTTATTATAACTTATTCTACTCATAATAGTACTACTATAGTAACTTATTATTCAACTACTTACGATAATAATAGTATTTATTTTACTACTATTACTCTTGTTGATATTACTATAAGTGCTACTTATACTAGTTCTAATGTTTAACTCTTAAACTTATTAATGTTGTGAATTTAGATTTGTTTAAATATATACTTAGACTATCAGTTATACCTATGATGTTTGTAAGCTTATTGCTTATTACTCATGGTACTGATGATAGTATTGATGGACTTAATGTCCTTGGTTTTATACTACTTATTATAAGTTGTAGTTATATAATTGTTGAAGCTAAAAATGAAGATGAATAATTATGGCAAGACATTTTAAAGATTTTGATAGTGAAGGACGTTTTAAAGGTGTATATCTTAGCAGTTATTTAACTGATGAAGAAAAGACTAAAGTAAGACGTTTTGCTAAACTAGATTGTGATTTAAATAAATAAGATATTCGTGTTAATTAACATTATAAACAATTTAATCATTTAAATTATGGATACAAAGAAAGTTATTAGCCAGCTGATGGCAGTTGAAACTAACAATGTAGTCAAGGATTTGGTAGTACGTAACATTAATGTTACTGAGTGTGAAACTTATAATAGAGTTGCTATTACTCTTGACAAGCCAGTTAAAGCTATGGTTGCTCAAGAAGATGGTAGTTATGTTGAAGGTGAAAGCAATATCATCTTCGTTGGTAACTATTCTATTGTTGGTGCTCTTAGAGAGAATGAGGATGTAGCATTTGCTGGTAATCATTTGATTAAACATCCTCAAGCTCTTAATGTAGTTCTTAGTGGTGCTAAAATTAGCATCATTCAAGAGTCTGTAACTGCTGGACAGGAATATACTAATCCATTTAGTAATAATGGTGCTCCTACAGTTGTTCAGCATGATAGTTTCTACAATCATGTATTTAATATTCGTCTTAGTGCTTTTGGTCTTAAAATGCTAGACAAATTAGCAGAGAAGATGATGTTTGATGACATTTAATAATTATAAGTAGTAGTACTAGTAATAGTGCTACTACTATTTATTGTTTAATTAAATAAGGAGAACTTATTATGTGTATAACAAAGTATTATTTTGTTAGTAACAGAATTAAAGAGCGTAAAGATGGTTATCTTATGATTAGTACTAGTAAGGGTCTTACTCACGCTAAGAAGATAGCTAAGAAACGTTTTCAAATGTATGGTTATAAAGGTAGAGTTGTTAGTATCTATCCTTTTAGTGTTAGTATCGATAAAGCTATTGCAATTTAAAATAATAATAGTTAATATAGCCGCCCCGTAGAAGGATTGATAGATTAACTTCATTATCTTTGCATTATAATTAATATAACAGTTATGATACAAGATAATGAATTTGATTGTAATGCTCAAGATATTGATGCGTTTTGTGCTAGTCACGATATTGATGACTATGACTTATTTGGTGAAATCATGGTTGGTGATGATGCTAGCTATGATGAACTTAGTGATAATATATTATATGAATAAAACATAAGAGAATTATGGCAAAAGAAAAAGAATTAAGTTCTACTGATAAACGTCGTAGAACTACACTTCGTAAAAAGAGTGTTGAAGAATTAGTAGGTATTATTCTTCGTAAAGATGATACTGAACGCAGACTTAATAAGTCTGTAGAGACTTTTAAGAAGTTGCAAGAGATTAATGATAAAAGAATTAATACTCTTCAAGATAGTCTTGATAAAAGTGAAGAGATTCAAATGAGTCAAGAAAAGACTATTACTTCACTTAATGCTACATTAGATGCTAAATGTAAATGTATTACTATTCTTGAAGATGATAATAAAGCTCTTTATGATAGAATTAAAGTACTTGAAAATACTATTAATTCTCGTAATAAAGAATTACATGTATTTTTTATAACTGTTGTGGTATTATTGATAATGTTAGTATTCTCAGTAATATTATAATTATGATTTTATTTTCCATAAGTATAAATTCATAATATAACTTATAAGCGTATAAGTTTTCATATTTTTTTAGTTTAACGTACTCCAACCACTATTACTTGTGAAAGTAGTAGTGGTTTTTTAATGTTTAATAATTACATCTATGAATGAAAATATTGTAAATGCTATTATAATTGATGGTAATACATATAATGTGTTACCTAATGGAGTTAAGTGTCCTAATTGTGCTGTAAGAGACTATTGTCTCAAAGGTAAATTAGGAAGTGCAGTCACTTTTGATTGTGCTAGTATTCATTTAGAAATTGCAAGTTAGTTATGAATAAAGATAATATACTTTCTAGTCCTCCAAGTATTATTATTCTTAGCGATGATATACTTGATGATATTTACTCTGATATGCAGGCTGACCAGACACTTATGCTTGAGCATTCCGGTATTTATGAGTAAAATTCGATTTTTGCGTATTTTTCTTTGATATGAGACGTTCAAATATAATATTGGATAAGTTATTCGATAAAATTATTTGCACGTCTCACATCGAAATTTAAAATATTACAGAAAATGATAGTTGTAACTCAAGAAGAACTTAGAGTTAAAGATGCAAGAGCACTATTACTTATAAACAATGAAATTAGTGGTCTTTATAAGTCTGTTAAATTCAATTATTTTACTATAAGTGCTGTTGCTGATGTGTTATATAATAGATTCAAAGATAAGAAACGTGATGTAATATTACATACGTTTGTTATTTATGATGATATAAAGAAACCATTTAAAATAAGAATTAATTATGGAAACAAAAATAAATGACGTTAAAGAATTTGCTATTGGTACTAACATTGAGTATGATGGTAAATTATATGAAGTAGTAGAACAAAAGTTTTGTAACGAATGCTCTATTGCACATATTTGTCCTACTAACGATGTTGTTAAACATACTGATTATAGTAATCTTTTAAGTAGAGATGAAAGAGTTAAGATTTTTGGTGAATGTTCTCCTGTTAAAAGAAAAGACGATAAGTCTGTAATATTTAAAGAGATTTCTAATGAGGATGTTTATGATGTTGAAGTTTTATATAAAAATGACAAAGAGTTATTACCTATAAGAATTAATATTCCTTCTGGTTATACTATTGATATAGAGAATAGTGATTTAGCTAATAATATTATTAAATTTAAGAGTAAATGGTTAAGTCTTAAACAATTATATAAATCAGCTAAAGATAATAATTATCATACTTGTCTTAATGAAATTAAAGATTCTACAGGTGATAAAACATGCGAATTTAGAGAGAAGTTAGTTGCTTTAGCTAATCTTATGGATATTGCTAGATATTTTAATGGTAACTGGAAATATCGTAATAGAGATGATAACTGTGGTTATATGATAGCTTATGATAAAACTAGAACAGAAGAGGATGGTTATCAAGTTGTTCATATTAATTCTGATACAGATATGTATTTTGGTAATATTATGTTTAAAAATGAAGCTGATGCTAAATATGTAATAGATAATCCTAATTTTAGAGACATTTTAGATAATATATTTAAAGTATAAATTATGGGTAATGAAGATTTTTATAAACATTCTTCAAGACGTACAGATTATATTATTCCTTATGACTTTCCTCTTAATACTCGTAGAGGTTTTAGAACTATATATTTTCTTATGAAATTAAGTCAACATGATATGACTAATGTAATTAAAGATATAATTGCTGTTAGATATGCTGGTATTAATTTCATAATTAATATATGTGATAAGTTAGAAAAGGAGAATAACTATATCCTACAATACCCTTTACGGGGCGGATATATCGGCTAATAATTTAAGTTCTGCTAAGCGTAGTAATACGGCTTATGGTGCGAAACCAAGCAGAACTTCCATTGAATGTAGTGTTCAAGTAGATGATTTATTTATTAATTAAACTTTTTGTAAAATGGCAAAGAAACATGATGAAAAAAAGGATGTAAGATGTGTATCACGTATTGCTGAGTTTAATGGTAATCATATCATTATTCCAACTAATTCTGTGATTGGTATTCATACTTGGGGTAGAATTGATTTTCTAGTTCATTATTGTGGCTATGTGCTCAATAGAAGCAATAACATTAAAGCTTTTAATCTTAATTTTGAAGATGCAGAAGTAAGTGCTAGAGAATCTAAGAAGATTAAGAAAGAACATAAATTAGCAAACAAAAAGAAATGAATGTAGATTATTCCAAGCTTAAATTTATATTTAAGCCTAAAGCTTCTGCTAAACGTAGAGCACCAACTGTACTTCCTGACAAAAAGCTAACTAAGTTAGTTCCTGGTGTAGTTATTCAAGATGAACAAGGTAATTTTAGTGTTCATATTAAGTATTTTGATTATCTTGATAAACTAACTAAAGATACTAATATTAACGATATTGGTAAGAATGGAGTTACACTTCCATTTACTGAAGATTCTTATGATATGAGTAATTGTGAACGTATATTTACTCGTGTTGGTCAAAGAAATAGACAATATATTAGTCTTATTCTTAATGAAACTGACAGAATATTTAAGAAAGCAGACCCAAATCGTTATGTACCTTTTTGTCATAATTGGATTTGTTCTTGTTGGATTGTTAGAAAAGATGGTAAAGTTTATGCTAAGTTTAATAGAATTTTAACTCTTGTTGGACATAATTATAATGTTAAACATTTAATAGATAAGGAGGATATATAATGCACAATGAAGATGAATTGATATTTATAAAAACTCCTGCTAGAAATAGAGCTAATAAATTCACTTTTACTGACGACCAAATAAAAGCTTATAATGGACTTATTAAGTTTATTAATGAACCTTATAATCCTAATGATTTTAAGCGTGCTTTAATTGGTCCCGGTGGTACTGGTAAAACTTTCCTTCTTAAAGCTCTTCTTCAAGATTGTAATATACCATTCTCTGAAATAGGACTAAGTGCTCCAAGTCATAAAGCTTGTAGAGTTCTTAGAAATAGCATTAGAGGTACTCATTGTAATGTTAATACTATTCAATCTGATTTTGGTTTTAAACCTAATTATGATATTGAAAAGTTTGATATTAACAATGTTACTTTTGCTTCTTATGGTCGTATAAAGATTGAAGATTATCGTCTATATATAGTAGATGAAGCTTCTATGCTTAATCGTAGTCTTGTTGGTTATATTGATAAGATGATGAAAAAGTATAGTATTAAACTTTTAATCTGCGGTGACGATGCGCAGATCCCCCCTGTAAATGAGAAAGATAGTTATGCTTTTAAAGGTATTAAATCTTTTAGACTTACACAAATTGTACGACAAGATGAAGATAATCCTATAAGAGAACTTACTGAACTTCTTCGTGGTGACGTTTATAATGGAACTTTTAACTTCCTAAATTACATATCTAATACTCGTAGTAAATTTGATAATACTATGACTAAAGGATTTGTAGTTTGTAATTCTGCTCAATTTCAGCAAGAAGTTGTGAAACAATTTAGTGATGAAGCAATCACTCGTAATACAGATTATGTTAAAGTTATATCTTATACTAATAAAGCTGTTTCTAATTGGAATAAATTTATTAGAGAGAATATAATTAAAGACAGTGAAAAATCTGTTATTACTAAGAATGATTTAATTACTTCTTATGTTACTATTGTTGACCAATTTAATGATGAAATTATAAGGAATAGTGAAGATTATATTGTAAAAGAGATAGCTAACTATACTCATCCACAATATGAACTTAAAGGTTTCATGGTTAAATTTCAGGCTGTATTTGGTGGTCAAGTTACTTCTCCATTATTCATTATAGACCATAGAGATAAATATACTATGTCTATGTATTGTAAGATTGCTGACGATTTAATTCAACAAGCTAAGAATGCTCGTAAAGATATTCGTGCTGCTAAATGGAAAGCTTATTATAAGTTTAAAGAATCTTGTCTTCTTCTTGTTAATATTGGTAGACCTGATGGTTCTATTCTTTATTATAGAGATTTAGATTATGGTTTTGCTATTAGTAGTCATAAATCGCAAGGTAGTACTTATAATGTAAGTATGGTAGATGTTATGGATATTGTTTATGATAAATATGGAAGACCATACACCAATGCTATCGATATTAACAAGCGACTTTATGTTGCTGTTAGTAGAGCTAAAGAAAAAGTATATTTGAGATATGGATATTGATAATAATAGCTTTGTTAGACTAGTTCGAGTTCTTAAACAAAAAGAACAAGATGTAGCTAGAATTAAAGATACTATATCAAATGGTATTCTTGATGAAAATGATTTAAACCTTGGTGATACTGTAAAGTTAACCAAAAAAGATAACAGTCGTACTGTTATTGGTACTCTATTAGATGCTACTATTGTTATTATTGATGATAATTATCATAAAGGAGTTGTTGTTCGTCCTGATAATGTTTATGAAAGCGTTGAGTTTTCATTAGCAGAATGGGACATCGAAGTGATTCCAAATTCATCAAATGACAGTTTTATTGAGTTCTAAGCGATTTGAATAGTTTAGTCGATTAATTGATCACGAAAACTATTTGATACGCTTAAATTGAAAATTAAAATATTAAATAAAATGTGTAATACAAGTAATAGTCCTTCTCTTAAAGAACGTGTTAAATGTTATATTAATAAAAGAGATGAAATAGTAAAAGATTATAAGGATAGACTGCGTGCTCTTGATGAAGAAGCATGTGCTGATATTCTTGCTAATTGTCCTATTAAAGTTGGTGATGTATATACAATAGAAACTGATGCTGGTTGGGGTCCTAAACGTCAGTATTATAAAGTTGCTAAACTTGATGCTAATGTTGATGGTACAGTTAATGTTTATGGTTATAAACGTAAACTAGATAAAACTTGGGGTAAACGTGATAATAATTTCATGTTTATTGTTTCTGTATATAACGATTATAATGTTGAACATTATACTAAAGTAGAAAATTATGTTGAACCTACTAAAGATTAATCAATTATGAAAAGAAGTGATAAAATTAAAGCTCGTAAGCGTATTGAAAATGGTTGTAACTTTCCTACTCTTATGACTATTAGTAAATATCCTGGAGGTGCTAGTGGTACTATAGGTAGGTATCGTAGTATATATCCTTATGCATACTAATATATGTGAAGATTGTCCTCTAGGGATGTTTAATACTAAGTGTAAATGTCTTAGTGGTGTTGGTAATCCAATGTCAGGTATGATTATTATTGTGCCTAATGTTGATTATAATGCTTATAAGAATAAAGGAATGACATTTAGTAAGTATGTGGAAATAGTAAGAGATACTATCATACCTTCTACGGGGGGTCTAGAACAACTAGACCCCTTTATTGTTCCTCTTATTCGTTGTAAGCTCGATGAACGTTGTCCTATAAATGAAAGAATAGTTAGTAAATGTATGCTTCATACGTTTGCTGATATTAGAATTAATAATATTAAGAAGATAATGCTTCTTGGTAAAGCTGCTACTAGTTTTGGTTTTGATATTGCTAAAGGTAAAGATAAACTATATTATGTAGCTCCTTTTGTTTATAGTACAAATTACTCTCCTTTTATTAAGTTTATAGATGATAATAAATACGATGAATTTCGTAATCGTCTAGTTAAATGGCTTACTGCTAATAAAGATAATAATTATAATGGAATGGAAATAGTTAATATATTAAATGATTCATAGTTTAGCTGTAGATTTAGAAGTATTTGAAAATATGATTTCATTTACTTTTGTAGATGTTAGAGATTATCTTGATAAATTTGCAGATTGTAAAGGTGCTTTAACTGATACTTTAACAGTTGAAGAAATTAAATCTAGACTTGATAGTGTAAAGAGTTGGATATTTTATATTAATGATACAGATGATTCTCAAATGTTACAGTTGATAGACTTCTTTGAAAAGATGCGTCCTATAACTAAAGATGATGGTACTGTTGATAGATATGATTTATTTGGCTATAACAATCAAGCTTATGATGATATGATGACTAGAGCTTTCCTTATGTATTGGAATCGTTTTGATACTAGTAAACAACTTTGTTCATTTCTTAAAGAAGTGAATGATAAACTAATATCTCTACAAGATAATAAAGATGCTTTATGGAATGATCCTCTACTTAATGTTATTCGTAAGTATAGATTACCTTATGTAACTGTTGATTTGTTTAAAGTTTATGCTCTTAATTCTGCTGGAGTAAATATAGATAAAGATACTGGCGAACGTAAGAAGTATGGTAAAAGTTTAAAGCAAGTTAGTATTAATCTTAAATGGTATAATCTTCTTGATTTTAAGTTACCTCCAATAGATGATGAAGAAGGTGATATATATAGAAGTAAAGATGCCTATAAAGGTATGACTAATGAACAATTAAATCATTTGATTACTGCTGATTTTAATAGGTATCTTCTTCCTAAGTATGTTGAACCTATGCTTCATTATAATAAGAATGATGTATTTCTTGTTTGTGAGATAGCTAGACAAAAGCCTGATGAGATTAAACTTAGATATAGTCTAGGTCATGCTTTTAAACTTAATCTTCTATGTAGTGCTAGAAGTAATATTGCTGATAAACTTCTAAATAAGTTCTATTCTGAACGTAGTGGACTTAAAGAAGATGCTTTTAAAAATCTTCGTACTCAACGAACTGCTTTAGCTTTTAAACGTATTATTTTTCCTCATATTAAGTTTAAGACTAAACAACTTCAAGACTTACTTGAAGAAATGAAGAAAGTTGTAATATATAGAACTAATAAAGATAGTTTTGTACGTGAAATAGATTTTTATGGCACAACATATACTCTAGCAACTGGTGGTATTCATACTCAAGATAAGCCTGTAGTACTTAAAAGTACTGATAAATATGTTTATGTTCATCATGATTACACATCCTACTATCCAAGTATAATGATTAGTTATGAAGTAGTACCTGAACATCTTAATACTAAGGTGTTTGTAAACATGGTAGATTACTTTAAACAGACACGTGTTAAGTGTAAACATACTAAGGATGAAGATGGTTTTGTAGTTCCTGGTGTACATAATAGTCTAGCAGCTGAAGCATTAAAGATTGTAATCAATGCTATTTATGGTAAATATGGTTATGAAAATTATTGGCTTTATGACAGACTTGCACAAATGAGAGTTACTATTAATGGTCAGTTAATGACAATGACTCTTTGTGAATCTCTTGAACTTGCTGGAATACATGTTGTTAGTGCTAATACAGATGGTATCGTTATAAAGCTTCCTTATGATAAAATTGATGTTTATAATCAAATTTGTAAGGAATGGAATGAGACTAATAAAATGTCTGCTGATGATGAACATTATAAGATGCTTGTTAGTCTTAATGTGAATAACTATTTTGATATTCAAAGTAACGATAAACTTGAGTATAAAGGTGCTCTTGATCCAAAGCAGTATATTAAAGACCTTAAAAAAGGTTATGATATGCCTATTGTAGCTACTGCTGTATTTGAGTACTTTGCTCATGGTGTATCTGTGATGGAAACTCTTCGTAATCATAAAGATATTCTTGATTTCTGTAAAACTCAAAATGTTGGTAAGCAGTTTGAAGTTGTTTATGAAAAAGTAGTGAATGGAAAACGTGTTGAAGTTCGTAGTCAACCTCATGTTCGTTTCTATGTATCTACTAGAGGAGTTGTGATTATGAAAGAACATGTAAGTACTGGTAAACGTAGTGTTTTAGCTAGTGGAAAACCAGTACAAATTCTTAATTTACTTGATGATAAAGATATTAGTGAGCGTAATATAGATTATGCTTATTATTATGAAGAAGCTTATAAGATTATTAATCCTATTAAGCTTGGAATAAGTCCTAATCAGAAAGGTAATGCAAAGAATAAAACTCTTAGTGGAAAAGTTCTATTAAAAAAGAACTTTGGATTGTATAATAGTTTGTTTGACAATGAAGAAGAACAATGACAGAAGAACAAGTTTATTTAAATGCTGTTGAAGCTTGGAGAGTAAATAAAGGAAAAGGTACTTTTATGATACCTGCTCCTTTTGATGCTCTAAGACCTCTGCTTTATATTCTTCCACAACTTTATAATAAGTCTCCTACGACTAATGTTATTATTATTGTGAAAGACTTTGCAGATAGAAGTAGTATTGAAAGTTATCTAACTACTTTGAACAATGAAGTATGGAATAATTCTTTTCGTAATCTAATATGTAATGGAAATCTTAAGATTTTAACTAGTCAATATATTGCTGAACATATTAATGAATATAATCCTTTATTGACTATAATTTATAATCCTGATATATTTCATTTTGCATATATGGGTATGATAGAAAAGTCTAAGTTTAATCTAGTTATTCTTACTAGAAAACTAGATAATAAAACTATGGATGATTTCTATACTGTTGCTCCTAGTGTTGGTAATTTTAGTCAAAATGTTATTGATGAAGTTAGGTCTAACCGCCCCGTAAAAGAGTGTTTGGTTGGATTAACTATAGAACCTGATAGTGAGCTAGATAAAGAAATAAACTATTATAATAGGGAAATTTCTATTGCTCTAGCTATATTTGGTGACTTTGATAATATAAAGTATGCTAGATTAGGAAATAGTGCTACTAATTGTTCTAGTATGATGGTATGTGATGCTATAGCTCGTACTAATGGTTGGGATAATCATTTAGATATGTCTTCAGAATTTAATAGAGATATAGATAAACTGTATAGTCCTGCTGCTATTAAGGAACGTGCTGATAGTATTTATAATATTGTTAGAGAACGTAGTACTAAACTTGCTAGTTCTAAAGATAAACTTAATAGTATCTTAGAAATAGTCAATAACCATTTAGACAAGAATATACTCATTATAAACAAGTATGGTGAATTTGCTAATCTTGTTACTGATTATCTTAATGATAATTCTGGTAAAAGGATTTGTGCTAATTACCATGATAAAGTAGATAATGTTCCTGCTGTAGATGATTATGGAAATCCTATTCTTGTAAAGAGTGGTCCAAAGAAAGGTCAACCTAGACTTCTAGGTGTTATTGCTCAAAAGAAACTTGCACAAAAACTTATGAATACTCATAAGATAAATGTAATTTCTTGTGGTGCTTCACCTGACAAGACTTTAGATGTTGATATTGATTTGGTTATAATCACTTCTCCGTTATGCAATGCCGTTGAGAGTTATTTCTATAGGCTCTCTAAGGTTCATTTTGCTGATGAGGTATTATTATACACCTTATTCTATAAAGGCACGTTAGAGGAGAAAAAATTAGAAGATAGAGCTACTCCAATCAATCATACAAGTATTAATGATTTTAATAGAGATGTTAAAGTTGATAATAATAATGATTATTGTATTGTTGATTAAGAAAAAGTTCTTATCTTTGCAGCAGAAATCAAAAACGAATTAATAAGCTCTTTGAAATAATGAATGATACTAAAGATGAAAATGGTAGCAGTCGTAGTTTGACTGTTAGACAAGATGATGTTAATACCGGTATTCATGTTCTAAATCTTCTTGATGAAAAACAACTTGCTAATGCAGAAGTATTTCTAAAGAAGATTATTGCTACAGAAAAAGGCGGTGTTAAGAGTGTAAATGAAGGTCTTGCTATTCTTATGAGAGCACAAGATTTAAGATTACCTTTTAGTACTTGTATAGAACATATCCATGTAATTAATGGTAAAACTGGTGTTGATGTTCATATCGTCAAGGCGTTGTTGTCAAGGGCAGGTATAGTCTGGAAAACTACTAAAGATTATGTACCTCAGTATAAGTATACTGATGGCAATAATGTTTATGATGAAACACTACTTCCACAGTATTGTATTAAATGTCGTACCAAAGCAGAAGCTGAAAGTAAAACAGACGATGAATTTATTGGTGTTTATCCTCTTAAATATTATAAAGATTTAAAAGGTAGAATATACAATGAATTTCAACTCAATGAAAAATGTATTAAGTGCATTAATCTACCACAAGCTATGAAAGTAGCTCAAGAAGGTAAGTTTCCTGTTATTAGAACTCAGGCTACTCCTACAGATTATGTTACTGAATATGAATTTACTAGGTTTAAGAGAATATATGGCAAAATAGTTGAAACTCATGCTATTGGTCATTTCTCTTATACAGAAGCTAATACGGCTGACTTATTTACTAAAGATACTTTTAAGAAATATACTCGTATTATGATTGGTCATCGTGCCTTCGTTTACGGCGCTCGCGATATAGCTAGTGATATTCTTATGGGTGTTATGTCAGACGATGAATTATCCGAAGTCTTTGCCAATTCAGTTCCTGATGATGAAGACTTTGTAAATGTTGAAGAAATTTCTAATAGTGAAGTTTCTCAAGAATAAGGAACAAATTAGAGTTTAAATAGTATTATACTATATAATTATTTTATTAACAATTTAAATATTTAAAATTATGAAGATTAACGGTTTATCATTCGGTATCAGTGCAGTAGCAAGTGGAGTTAAGAGTAGTGTAGTTAATGCTGAGCCTCAGCTTATTGTTTCTACTACTAAGGGTGGTTTTGCTATCACAGGTTCTATATCTAAGGCTCTCGGTTTGCAGCCTGGTGATAATATTATGTTTGCTAATAATATCGCTGATGTTGAATCTATTGTAATGACTAAGGAGAATGCAGATGTTCTCAATTATGCTAAGGAGAATGGTTTTGACCTTGATACTGCTGAGGGTGTAGAAGCTTGTATTAAGTCTCTTACTGTTTGGTATATTGCTAAGGGTGTTCCTATGTTTAAGAAGGATGGTACAGAAGCTACTGTATCTGTTCGTCTTAATAAGGAAGAGAAGAAGAAGCTCTATGATGAGAACGTTGATTCTATCATTGCTGCTAATCGTGCTCAGCTTATTGCTGCTTATAACCTCAATGAGAATGCTACAAATGATGAGATTAAGGAGCATTATACTGTTGATGAGATGCAGAATCCACAGACTCAGGCATTTAGTGGTTGTAAGCTTGCTGCTAATGGTAATGCAGTTGGTACTGGTTTGAAGCTTAGTTTCTCTGATACAAACAACTGGGAGCAGCTCAAGGCTGATATGGAAGATAAAACTGCTTTGAAGCGTGTATTCTCTGTTGATATTAAGGCTGGTGAGACAGGTAAGTTCAACGATGGTCATAAGATTGTTGATGTTATCTATTATCCTCTTGGTGAGTACACTGATGAGAAGCCTAGTCGTGTAGCTGCTAATAAGGCTGCTGAGAATGCTGGTGATGCTGAGTAATTAGTTCATTCATTAGATATTCATTAGTTTTTATTTATAGGGAACTGAGAAAATCAGTTCCCTTTTTTTAATCAAATAATATAATCATTTAAAACTTAATTAAGTTATGACAGATGTAACAAAGGAAGCAGTAGCAGTTGCAAATGGTACTGCAAAGAAGAATCGTAGAGGTATTAGTAATAACACAGTAGCTGCTGCTCGTCTTAAATTTCACGAGAAAGATGCTAGTCCAGCTAATGGTTTGTTTATGGCTCATCTTGATTCTGTAAGTGTAGAGTGGTCTCAGAATGCAGAAGGTAATTCTTTTGCTGGTCTTAAAATGCCTCGTCTTGTAGTAACTTTCGCTAGTAATCACGATAATGTTAAGGAGCGTCGTTATGTTACTAAGACTTTCTTCCCAGTAGAAAGTAATGTTGATACTATTCCTGGAGGTAAGAATGCTTGGCAAGTAGATGCTGTTCTTAATTGGACAAAACATCTTCTTGATGTGTTCTATCTTAAAGGTCGTGAACTTACTGTTGAAGAGGAAGATGCTCTTACTCTTACATTTGAAGATTACACTGAAGATGAGAATGGTAATTTGGAGTATAATGCAGTAGATCCACAAGATGTTCTTAATGGATATCGTCACATCTTTGATAATGTTGCTGCAATGCTTAATGGTCAATTTAATCTTGCTGATGGCGATACTCCTAAGCCTTGCTTTAAGGATGCTAATGGTAAACCTATTCCTTGTTGGATTAAGCTGCTTCGTGCTACTCGTAATCGTAAGGGTGATTGGGTAGATGTTGACCGTAGTAAAGATTTGCAGTTTACTTCATTTGTTGGTTCTGGTGCTATTGAGCTGGTTAAAATGAAGGAAGGAAAGATTCTTCCTCCAGTTATTCTTTCTATTGATAAGGTTAGAGAGAGTATCACTCCTAAGCAGACTAATAAGACTCCTACTGTTGGTGTTCCTGGTATTCCTGGTATGCCTGGTGGAGCTGTAGTACCTCCAATGGGTGGTGAGTTTGCTGCTGCTCCTGCTGCTGGTGCAGGATTTGACCCAACAGCAACAGATGATTTACCTTTCTAAATAAAGGTATGCCAGCCTATTTATTCTCAACTAAGGTTTAATGTTCTAAGGGGTAACAATGGTAATGATACTATTGTTACCCCAATTTGTTTGTAACTATGAAACGTAATGCTAATACAAGTAAACTTACGAAAGCTTTTATAGAATCTAGAGTAAGTCAAGAAGAAATTGTAAGTAAATACTTAGATATACCATTAGAAGTAGTTAGAGATTGTGTTGAACATAATCATCTTATTACTTCTGTTTTCCGTGATGATGATACTGATGGTAGTATGGGTATTGCATACAATGCTAAAGGCAGGCTTAAAGTTCGTGATTTTGGTGGTGCTGGTTTCTTTGATGATGTATATGGTGTAGTAGCTTACGTACTTAGTATTGTATATGAAAGACCTATTAGTACAAATAATAAACAAGATTTTTATTTTGTACTAAGTCATATTTATAGAACATTTTCGTATGAAATTGATAATCATATTAATGATTACGATGTAGATGAATCTATAAAGAATGCTCTCGTTAAAGCTCGTAGTAAAAAAGCTATTATTGAAATTGTTCCTCGTAGTTGGAATCGTCAAGATAAAGCTATATGGGCTAAATTAAATGTAGATTTGAATTATCTTAATACTCATTTTGTTATTCCAGTTGAACAATATTATATTGATAGAGTAACTAATCCTACTCCTAAATATAAAGATGCTAGACAAGACCCTTGTTATGCTTATATGCTTGGTAGAAATAAAGCTGGAGTATATCTTATTAAACTATATTTTCCATTACGTGATAGAACTAAGGAATTAAAATTTGTAACAAATTGTAATGTACTTGAAGGTCTTCCTAATCTTGAAAGAGAAGATTATGATTATATTATAATAACTAAATCTAGTAAAGATAGATTAAGTTTAGGTAGTCATTTAAGCAAACATGCCTTCTACGGGGCGGATGGAAAAACTCTACATATTGGAGTTATTAATCTTCCTAGTGAAAATTATAGGCTTAAAGCTAATGAATATAGTTGGCTTAAAAAAAGACTTAACAATAAAGGTATGATTGTCAGTCTTCTAGATTTTGATAGAACTGGACGTGATGGTGCTGATTATCTTTTGGAAACTTATGGTATTCCTTATCTTTTTATTACTCGTGGAGAATTTGGACTTGAGAATTATGAGTGTAAAGATTTTGCTGATTTACATGATAAATTCAGTAATGATGAAATAGATACTTTTATTAAAGAAACTATTAGATATGTTGAAATCCGATACAGAAAAGATAAGAGTGATACCGATGCCTATTTCAAAAGATTATCAGACTGTGATTTGCCATACTGAGAAAGTTGGTGATAAAATCAAATCACAAACTCGTATTCTTATGACTTGGATTAATGATAAAGAAGAAGCTTTACTTGATAAAGGTAAAGCTATTTCTATATCTAGAGGTGGTATTACTTTTGACCTAGATAGGGATAATATATTTTCTTATGGTGAAGTAGATTTTCATGACGATAGTGAAGATTATGAAGCTTTAAATGAATTAATTCCTTTTAAAGATGTTGTTCATATTCCTAATAATTACGATTATGATACTCATACTTGTAAAACTCCTACAAAAATGTATCAAACCAGAGAAACAAGTGATATTGGTGCTATGGCTCAATATGCTCATGGTCGTCTAGGTAAACCAAATAAAGTTGTTATATTTAGATTAATAGCAAAACAATGGTAAGATTTCCAAAAGCTTATATTATGAATATAGATGAACAAGTTAAATCTATGGCTATAAAAGATATTAGTACTTGTGGTGCTGATGAATTTGTTGCTAAAGCTTGTGTTCGTCTTGATTGTTCTCGTATTATTAATGATATGAGAATGATGCAAACTATTGGTACTCCTTATCAATATGAAGTTGGTCGTACTCTATATGGAATCAGTTATGCTCTTGAACAAGGTTGGATTGATGAAAATAAAAGAGACGAATATGTTTCTAAACTTGTAGCTTTACATAAACGTAATCTTAAATATGAAGAGGATAATCCTCCTATCATATATGATAAGAAGAAAGGTGTAAAGAAGATTACTCGTACTACTAGAAAGAAAGCTAAAGAAGGAACTCTTGAAGGTTTTGAAAAACCTAAGAAAGAGAAAGCTCCTACTGCTGCTCAGTTAAATGCTCAAGCTAGAGCTAAACTTATTAGTAAATTAAAGATTAAGTTATGATACTATATAAAAGAAATGCTAAAGGAGACCCTATTCTATGGCAAATAGAAAAAGTTAATGATGAATATAAAGTTTCTTATGGAGCTGTTTGTGGACATATTCATGAGGAAATTATTAACGGTAAGTTAGTTAAAGCTAATGAAATAGAGTCTCGTATTAAAGCTAAACGTAAAGAAGGTTATAAAGAACTTTCTGAACTTAAAGATAGTGGTCCTGTTGAAATTAAAGATGATATAGCTTTAATCAATTATCTTTATACTTATCTTCCAAAGAATAATACTACTGATGATGGTTTTACTCTTCCAATGCTTGCAAAAGTACTTAAAGATAATAAACCATTTGATAAACGAAGGTATTTAGGTCAGTATAAAATTAATGGAGTTAGATGTATTATTGGAGCTGTAAAAACCAATGATTTATTTAATCCTATTAGACTTACTTATCGCTCTAGAGAAGGAAATGATTGGACTCCTAAACTTACTTGGATGGATGAAGTTATAAAACCAGAAATTAAAGATGATTTACTTGATGCTATGCTTGAAGAAGGAGCTTGTCTTGATGGTGAACTTTATCTTCCAGGTTATAAAGTAAACGATATTAATAGTTTTGTTAAGAATGAAAAGCTTCCTCAGCATTTTCAACTTCAGTATTGGTGTTATGATATAGCTATTGATAATATGTCTTATGATGCTAGACGTAAGTTTAGAACTGAGAATATAAATAGAATATGTTATACATTTGATACTTATGACCAACATCTTAATAATAAGAGTAAACTTATATTATTGCCAGATGTAGCTATTTGTGACATTGATGATGCTACAAGATTTAGAGATAAGTTTATAAGTCTTGGTTTTGAAGGTCTTATTATTCGTGATGTTAGTTCTGCTTATCAATTTGGTGCTCGTAATTTAGCTATGCTTAAATATAAACGAGTTGATGATGCAAAGTTTAAAATTGTTGATGTTATTCCTGAAGGAGTTAGAACTACACTTTGTAAACTTGTTCTTAGAAACGACATTAACGACGAACTATTTGAATGTGGAGTGAACTTTGACCATAGTAGGCAAGAGTATATATTGAAACATAAACAAGATTATATTGGTAAGTATGCTTTTGTTGCGTTCTTTGAAAGAAGTGGTGTTCATCAAGTTCCTTTTCACGCTCGTTGTGTTGATATAAAAGATTAAAATTTAAAATTATGATTACTAATTTATTAAATTCTATAGCTAAAGCTTGGATTAAAGCTGAACAAGCTAGAACAGAAGGTAAACCTGAAGAAATAGTTAATTATATTATTAGAGATATAATTAATGATGGTTGTGGTTTAAGAATTGGTTCTATAATTGATTACAATCCTAATAAAAAAGAACCTAGAAAGTACACTACAGGCGCTGAAGAATTTATTCCTCAAGGAAGAATTGGTATAGTTACTAAAATGACTGTAACTTATAGACCTATTGCAATTAGTGTCGATAACGAAGAAGGTGTTATTCCTAAAGAAATAAATGTTGGAATGTTACAATTAGGAATACATGTTCCTACAAATGATTATTGTGCTTTTGGCAAAGGCGATTATATTATCAATATTGATGAATTTAATCTTAACAATGATGATATTAATTACGTTTGCAATAATTCTCTTACTTTATTATAATTAAATTATGAATTTAAATGCTTATGATAATATAAAAGAAGAACTAGATAAACATAAAACTTGGTATTCACCAAAGTTTAGAAGATTGTATAGTAGAGAAATAAAGTTTAGAATGTTCTATAAGTTTATGAAACGATGGAATGAAACTATTAAACGAGATGATTATTTTCTAGCTATTAGTACTAGTAATACTGATGGTAAGTTTAGTATAACTAATAGAGATAATTATGGTAGATTAAAAGTTTCTGTTCCTAAAGAAGTTATTGAAGATTCTATTCTTAATTCTATGACTGTAGATACTAATGTTGAAGTTAAACTTGTTGATGCTCAACCTGATGGCGAAGTGTATCAGTTGAACATATAACATTAAATTGCTAGAGCCGCCCCGTAGAAGATGTGGTTGATTGCCACTTTATTTCAAACGTGAGCGGCTTTATTATGTCTGCTTATTAGTTATTCGCTTTTAAGTAGAAATCCTCTCAAATCGAAATTTAAAATATTAAATAACTTAATAATAGATATTGTAATTATGATTAAAAGTAAAGTAGGTGCTGAGCCTAAAGGTAGAATTAAACATGTGTTTACTAAAGATGCAGGTATTCACGAAGGTATTCATCGTGATGAACTTGGTTGGTATAATAGTAATTATCATTGTTATTGTTTTGGTTATGGTTATTTCTTCCATATAGGAAAAAGTATAGGTGAAAAACTTACTCCTGATTATATTAGAGATAATTGGGATAAAGCATGGTGGTGTGGAGGTCTTAAAGAATCTTGTATGGCTCGTATTGACCGTAAACGTAAAATAGCTGTAATTAAAGAAGGAACTGAATATGCTTGGAAAATTGAGCGTGGTCTTCCACAAGGTTATATTATTTATAAAACTGATGAAGATATTCCTATTTATGATATAACTGAACCAAAGAACAAAAAGATACTTATTAATATGTATGTAAAATATCTTATTAAGAAGTATCTTAATACATTTAGAAATGAATTTAAAGTTCTTAATAGTATAAGTAAACAAATTAGTACTTATAGTTATAGAGCTAGTGGTAGAGATGATTTATTTAAAGAAATTAATGAACTTGTAGCTAAGTATAAATTTATTCCTAAATGTAAACCATTATCTGATAAACCTTATTATCACGATTACGGTAATATTCCTTTTCCTTCTGTCAATACAATTCTTAATGATACTCTATTTAATGATGAACAAAAAGAATATATTAGAAAATGTAAGTTCTATACTAAGTTTTGTCTTCATAAAGGAATTAGTTGGAAAGAACTTGATAAGAAATGGTCTGATGAATATGTCACAGAAGTAGAAGCTAAAGATAAAGTTGCAGAAGAAGCTTTTAAAGTTCGAGCTGAAAAAGCTAAAGAACGAGCAGAAATAAATCGTAAAAACACTGAAGCTTTAAAATGTAATACTGTTTCTGATTGGAGAAATGGTAATAGAAATAAAGTTGTAAAATGGATTGATTATTATGCAGACTATAGTACTAGAACTATTAAACAAATAGAACGTACTGAATATAGTGATAATTTTCCTAATACTCAACTTAGACTTAAACCGGGTAAACCTAATTGGGTTGAAACTAGTCGTGGAGCTTTAGTTCCTCTTGAAACTGCTATTAATGTATTTAATCGTCTTTATACAGATTATATTCTTAGTGGTAAAACTATGTTTAAATTCACAAGCAATGAATTTAGAATTGGTTCATTTTGTGTATCAAGTATTTCTTATGAAGATAAATTTATTGACTTTATTAAATATGGACAAGATGAAACTAATAAATTAGGTTATAAAGAATGGAAGTTCTGTATAGGTTGTCATACCTTATGGTTTGATGATATTAAAGATTTTGCTAGATATTATAATCTGCAAGATAAACTTAGTTTTCCTCTAAATAAAACTACTGCTGAATGTATGGAGAATCATTTGATTCATTTGTCTAGTGGAAAAACTATTGAAGCTGTAGGAACAATAGATATTTAAATTAATAAAATAATAATTATGACAGAAAGTGATTTAAATTATTGGAAAGCTACTCTTAATGGAGTAGTTCCAAAACATCTTGTAACTCCTGAAGTTGTTGCATTACGTGACCAGCAAAATAAGATGCTTAATCTTATGGCTAAAAAGAATGCTGATTATGGTAATGCTTTCAATAAAGGTTGTGATAAACTAGGCTATAGATATGGTCTAGCTAGAATGTATGATAAACTTAATCGTTTGATTCATTTTATTGAAGATGATTTTAATGGTTGCAATAAACCTAATGTTGAAGATGAAACTATGTTTGATACTATTCAAGATTTAGGTAATTATTGTAATATGTTGTTAGCTTGGCAAGCTAATAATGAAGGATATGAAGCTACCATACCTTTTACGGGGGGTGTAGAGTCAACTTTCATTGATATTTCTAATCTTGTTAAAACAGATAAACTTATTCTTGTTGAAGAAACTAGTAAGAGAATTGTAACTAATGAAATTATAGCTGCTTACGGTTTTGAAAATCTTTGTAAAGCCAAAGACGGATATGTATATAATTTATCTGCTGATAATAAAGAAATTCCTGTTACTAGCGAACATAAAGAAAATGTAATTGCTATGACTTTTGAAGATTATGAAAAAGGAAAAGATTTTGTTAAACGTGTAAAAAGTAAATAATATGATTAAAGTTGTAGAACCTAGTGTTGAATTTTGGAAACAAGATGGTTATTCTCTTAGTGCTATTTGGAAACATATAGCTAGATGTGCTCGTGTTTGTTATCAGTCTGTTCCTAAAGATAATGGAGAAGATGATTATAATTTTTTAGTTAGAACACTATTTCGTGGTGTTGAACCAAAAAATATAAATACTAAAGATTTAGTAAAATATCATCTTAGTGTATGTGAACACGCAACAGTTCATCTTAAATATCCTACGTTTATGCCTAGAGCTGTTGCTCAAGTTACTAGATTTACTCGTAATCCATATAGTAGAACTAAACAACATGAGAATTATATTTATGTGACTACTAATATGAGAGTTCTTATTGAACATCGTTGGATGGATGAACTTGAATTTATAGACGTAAATAATAATTGTCTTTATTATATTCCAAGACCTACTATTTGTTTTATAACAGATATTGGTGCTAGTCGTGAACTTAATCGTCATAGAGTTAATAGTATTAGTGAAGAATCTACTCGTTATTGTGCTTATGATAAAGGTAAATTTGGTAATGGAATAACTGTTGCTAAACTTCCTTGGATTCCAGATGTTGATCCTGAAGATGAAGGTCATGATTATACTGAAGGTTTCTTTAATGATAATGAAGTCTTTGATAATAATATAATTGAAGAACAATATACAGATAATTGGAATGCTATAGATTGGTTCTTTTATGGTCTTCAAATTTGTGATTTAGTTTATCGTAAAACTCGTGAACTTGGTTGGACCGCACAACAAGCTAGAGAAATTCTTCCTCTTAATACTAAAACTCAAGTAGTTCATACTGCTTTTGTTGATGATTGGGAGCATTGGATTGCTTTACGTAGTAATGAAATTAGTGGGAAGGTACACCCAATGATGTCCGAACTCGCTAAACAATTAGTTAAACAAGTATATCCTGAGTAATTATGTGGATAAGTATATTAAATTATAATATAGGACAAATCGAAGTTGCTGATGTAACTAAGGATTTCGCAGAAAATAAAACTGATGCTGATGATAATGAAAAAGCTGTAGATTGGCTTGAATCAAACGGTTATTGTTCTGCTGAAACTGTATTCATGCTAACTGATGAATGTCCTTTATGTGTAGTAAATAATGTAGAAACTCATTTAAACTTATAAAATTATGGAAAAGACAATTAAAGACGTAAAAGAATATGCAGAGAATGTAAAGAGAGCTATTCTTCAAGCTATTAAAAATTTTGAAGTAGCTAATCCTGAAGTAGAAATTAATGTTTCAGTAAAGCGTAATTATTATGCTAAAGATGAAGAAGCTACTCACGATGTTAATTGTACTATAACTATTAAGTAATATGGCAAAGTGTTTTATTGGGCTTCATAAATATGAAGTTATCAAAGAAGTAGAAGTTAAAGATGTTGATACCGATACTGTTGTCGGTATCAACATTGTTTCTCGTTGTACAAATTGTGGAAAGATTAATTCTACATTTGTAAGTAGTGATAGTAGATTTCTCGAAAGAGATTATGTTTATGTAACTAATAATAAAAAGTAATATGGCAAAAAGTATTTTTGATATTGATAAAGAATTGTATGCTCTTTATGACGAGATTGAAGAAGCAGGTGGAGAAATAACTCCAGAAATGGAAGAAAAGCTTGAACTTAATAGTCAAGAAATGACTAATAAGGTTAAAAATATTACCAATTATATTAATAAGCTTAAAGCTGACCTTCTTGCTATTAAGTCTGAGACTGATAGACTTGCTAAGCTAAAGAAGTCTAAAGAGAATATAATTGCAGGTCTTACTAAACTTGTTTTATTTGCTATTAATAAATATGGTACAGAAGATAAGAAAGGTAAGAAATGGTTTGATTGGGGTACTGGTAGAGTTGGTATAAGAAAGAGTGTAAGTATAGAACTCGATGATAAGAAGATTGATAATCTTGTCGATGTTCTTAAAACTACTGTAGTTAATGGTATTTATACTAATACTCTTCATCAATCTAGTAGTATTGATAGTCAATCTCTTCTTGATGCAGCAATTCATAATGCTCAAATTGAAGGAGATATTACTAATTCTGAAGTAGAAGTCGAGGATATGGATGATATTATCGTAAATGTAACTATTCCTGTTACTATGGCTAATCTTCTTCAAGGTGATGGTTATATGCTTCTTGCTAATATGGGTGATGTTGCTAAAGATGGTTGGAGTTTTAAACCTTCTGTAGATAAGAAAGCTATGAAAGTTAAGCTTACAGATGAAGGTTGTACTTCTAATATTGCTAAAGTTGTTGAAAATGATAATTTAACTATTAAGTAATATGAGAGTTTCAGAATTAATCAAAAAGCTTAATAGTCTTCAAGAAACTAATGGAGATTGTCAAGTAATGATTGATGATTTATATGCAACTAGCGTAGATTATGATTCTACGCTAGGTTCTATAAACATAAAGTCTTATTAAAATAAATAGTAATATTATGTATAATGTATATTTAGTTAAAACAGATATTAAAGTAAAGAATAATACTTTTCTTAATATTAATATTATAGCAGAAGATTTATCTGATGCTACAAGTAGTGCTTCATATCTTAATTACAATGGAGAAGAACTAAAGAAACATATAGTTAGTGTAGAAGTTCTTGTTTCAAATGTAATACGTGATACATGGAACATTAAAGATTTGAATCCTGAATATAAAGGAGAAAGTGAAGATAAACAAGAAAATCTTCCTCCTATTGATTAATATTTTGATTTAATGTTTAACAATTTAATTAACGCTGAGTTATGAGTAAATTTAATCGTGGTGGTCTTCCTTGGGCTATGGGTAAAGACGTATCTAATTGTGCAACTGCACAAGAAGTAATGAAAGTAGCAGGTCTTGATTGGTCTGTTCAAAAGTGTGAACTTGTAGGTAAAATGCCTTTTAGAATAGGTAGTAATAATGAATTGGGAGAAGATGCTTTTGTACACGATGGTAATATTTATCGTGAGTGTGCTAATGCTTTTGCAACTTATAGAACTGATATTAATTATCCTTTGGGTATTGTTAAAGATAAGTATGAAGTAGTTCAAAATCTTGACGCTTTTAACTTCTTTAATAATGCTATTGGTGAAGGCAAAGCAGTTTGGGATAAAGCTGCTTGTCTTAATATGGGAGAGAAAGTATATGTTAGTGCTAAACTTCCAATACAAACTTCTGTAAGTAAAGATGATATTATAGATAATTATCTTGTGTTTAGTAATGGGCACGATGGTGGTTCATCTGTAGATATTATGATTACTCCTGTTCGTGTTATTTGTACTAATATGCTTAATGGAGCATTAGATAAAGCTTCTTGTCATATTAGACTTAGACATACTAAGTCTGTAAAAGAGAAGCTTGAACTTGGTGCTCAAGTACTTAAAGTTGCTTGTTCACACGCTTTAGATGCTCAAGAACTTTATCGTCATCTTACTACTATTAAGATGAGTGATGAAGAAGTTTATAAGTATCTTTGTGAATTACAACTTACTCCTGCTGAGATTGAACGAATTAATCAGTATGACCCTAAGAGAGGTTATGCTCGACTTGTTGCTCGTGATTATAGACTTCTTGAAGCTGTTGAAATATCTTCTCGTAAAGCTAATCAACTTTATAATATGATGGATTATTATAATGATGGTATTGGTCAGAAAGATATTTGTGGTACAGCTTGGGGAGCATATAATGCTGTAACTGGTTTCTATTGTAACGTTGCTAATCTTGAAGGTGAGAAACGTATGAATAGTCTTGTTTGGGGTAGCGCAAATAATAATATGAATAAAGCACTTAATTCTGTTATGGCTTATGCAAGTTAGTTTTGGTAGAAAAGAAAATGAATTTAAAGTACCTCATTACAAAGTTGGTGATGAGGTACTAGCTTTTAGTCATATTAGTGGTAAATTTTTTACTGGTATAATTAGTGCAGTTACTAGTTATGCTGATAATAATCAAAGTGTTGTAAATTACACTATTATGATTGATGAAACTAAAGGTGTTCCTAATGTTCCTGAAGAACTAGTATTTGATAATAAAGACGATGCTTATGAATGGACTGTAAGATTACAAAATGAATTAAGTGCATCCTACTAATGATACCTTCTACGGGGAGGATAGAGCAACTACTAGTGTTAGAATACTAGAAGCAGCTAAAGCCGCCCCGTAGAAGGGGTTAAGTAGGTGATGGTAATGCTACTATAGAAAATGTTGTAGATATATACAACATTTAGCTTAAAAAGTTGTACCATTATACTACTTTTTAGTTATCTTTGCCGTGTCAAATATCATAGGACTAATATATTATATATATAGAGCCAATTTTTGACGCTGTAACTAATTGATTATCAGATAGTTATAGTTAGCCTTAACACAAATTAACGACATTTTTTCCTCGTTTCTGTGATAGAAACGAGGAATTTTTCTATCTTTGTAGTGTCGTTATTAGTTAAGGTAGTGAAGTTATGATTGAAGTACTTAATTTTACAACTATTATGGAAGAACATGAAGCTAGAAATAAAATTAAAGGTAAAGATACTAAAGTAACTACTGTTTATGAAGTGTTTAGAGGCACAGGTAAATTTGTATCTACAACTATTCATAAACAGTGTAGTAAAACTGCTTGTGATATTGCTTGTTGGATTAGTGATACAATGAAACCTTCACAAACTAGTATTGAATTTAATTCTCGAACTTTAATTGAATCTTCTCAGTGTAATGCTAAAACTCCTGACACAATAAGAAAAGCTATTAAAGAACTTATTGATGTAGGAGCTATTATTAAATGGAAAGACATTGAAGGTCTTCCTAGTAATGTAGAGGTTGGTAATAATTGGTATCTGTTAAATCCTCAAATGATTAAATGTATTGGTTGTGAGGGATTTAAAGAACAAGTTAATACTACTCTAAAGTGTATAAGAAATAGTAAGAATTATCAGATTAATGAATATTCTGCTATAGTATATAATTTCAATAAATAAATAAATTATGAGTCAATTAAGTAATCGTATAGCAGATGCAATGATTAATTATGCAAATGCTTTTAAAGAAACTCCTGACAACAGGAAGTTAGCTGAAAAAGAACTTAAAGAAGCTCTTCGTAAAGCTATTGATTTTGTTCCAGTTAAAATTTGGCTTGACCCTAAAGTTAAAGCTCAAATTCCTCAGTATGCTCATTATATGGAAGATAATAGGGAGTTTGGTTTTGGTGGTCACGCTACTGATGCTTGTTGTGATGTAATTGCAACTAGTGTTGAAATCACAGAAGATGGTCGTGTTAAATGTGGAACTGGTATTCATGTCGCTACTGAATATCGTGATTCACTTACTTTACGTCCTAATTCACGTATTACTAAAATGGGTTATGTAATACCTAATTCTCCTTGTACTGGTGATGAAAGTTATCGTGGAGAATTTTTTGTTGTATTCCGTTCCATTATACTTAATGCAAAACCTATTGAGGTTGGTGATGTTATTGGTCAGCTTGAGATTCCTCATCATAGACAAATTTGTTTTGAAACAGTCAAGAATCTTGAAGACCTTGGAACAACTGATAGAGGTGATGGTGGTTTTGGTTCTACAGCAAAGAAATAATTATTAATTTTAAAATTTAAACAACAATGGCAGAAATGACAAAGAATTGGGTAGCTCGTATGATTAATCGTCATGCAGAAACAGTATTAGAAATTGAAAAGGCTAAAAAACATCTTGCTAATGCAGAGAAGAATCCAAAGATTAATAAAGTAACGTATGGTAATCTTTCTCTTCTTCTTAGAGATTTGAAGAATCTTGAAAGAACTTATCGTATTATGCTTGAAAACGAAAATGTAACATTTACTATGAATGGTGAATATTACACTAAAATTGCTCAGATTAATGAAAAGAAAAATACTAATAATAACGACTAAGAATTGTCTTGGTTGTTCTATTGCAATAAATAATACTCAAACTGTTATTGCTAAATCGTCTAAAGATATAGCTCTTGAAATTAAAGATTTTACAGAGCTTCCTAAAAGACTAATTCATAAGTATAGAGCTTATGATTATCCTACTACAGTATTTCTTGAAGATGATGAAGTAACTTTCAAGTTTGTTGGTAGTACACACGTAAATTGTATTCAAAGATATATAGATTTGTATCTCAAATAGTTGATAATTATTCATAGTTTTTAAATTAAAAGTTTTGCTCCTAGTGCTTGTGAAAGTACTAGGAGTTTTTATCTAAGAAATAAAATGAATGAGAATTATAATAAACATAGAAGAAATATTATTATTGTATTAAGTATTATAACATCTATTCTTGTAGCGTGTTCATATAATAGTGGAAAGGATGCTCCTAAAGCAAGACTTGTAGATACAACAGATTCCTGTGGAATAAATGATGCTTATTATGAGATACAAGATGTTGATACCACAAATGATGGTTATGATACAGATAGTGTTATTTATCTTGATGCTAATGGTAATATAATTAAAGCTCCTTTTAAATAAGTTGAGCTAATTAATTATATGGTAGTAGATAGTTTAAATGGTGCTGCGTTCTTGAGGAATTTAAATTCTCCTCTGTCGCATGAAATCTTTTCTCCTGAATAATTGTTCAGCCGTAACATCAAAGTTCATTAGAAGTAAAAATAAAGTGGGTCTATTTCTATTAACTATTTATACTTAGTTGTCTTATTTCGGTCTCCTGGCATAAGAGATTAAACTATGCCAGCCGTGGGAAACTCCCACAACCCAGTTTATTTTGCTTCTAATCAACTTAATCATCATACTTGATTAATCATATAGACTAAACATTTTAGCCACTTACAGAAGAAATTAAAATATTAAATGAAATACTTACTAGATTTCATAATATATAAATATTTAGAATAGGTTGTTTATCATCTATTACAGCAGCGGCTGTAACATCATTCGCACAATTTATAGCATTGACTTGAGTAGCTTGACCGTGAGGTTAAGTTACTCTTTTTTTTTAATTATTTGAAGCAACACATTATGACACATTTTCTTTAGCACAAAAAAAAGCAGTAGATAATCATCACGACTATCTACTGCTACATTAGATTTCATTTTTTTACATCACCAAATTGAAATAAAAAAGAATAGAACTCGCTAGTTCTTATTTACGCATTTCCACAAAAACAAACATATTACTAACTAACAACTAACAATTTACATAATATGTTACTCTAGTAGGATTCGAACCTGCTCTAACAGAACCAAAATCTGTTGTGCTACCATTACACCATAGAGCAATAATTTCCGCATATACTTAGTAATGAAACTAAAAAGTATCTATATGACATTACAAGAAAACCTTTATCTGTTGCAAAGATAGTAGTAATATTAATATCTCCAACAAATAAAGGTTTTATTTAATTCTTATTAGTATAATCGCTACCAACAATACCCTTTACGGGGCGGTTTATTTATCAAATGATGTAGGAACAAATCCAAGTATATTTTGACCATAATGATAATAACTATTACTCTTATCAAGAGTAGCAAGATTATTATAAGCTCTATAAATAGGAACTTGTCTCATAAGTTTAACTTTAAATTTATTCTCACCTTTGTAACGACCAGTAGTATAATTATAATCAAATTCATCATCAAACATAGCATTTGCTATAAGATTAAGACTATTGATAATGTCATTAGGCATATTCATCATTGCAATAGGAGAACTCCAAAGCTGTTTAGCATTGTTTGGAAGGAATATTGGATTATACATCATACTTTCAGTTGCAAGTTGGTCTGCGCTATAAAGCATAAGATTAGGAAGAAGAAGTTTATCTTTATCCTTATCATCCCAAGCTATATTAGTACCGATAGCAACCATAATAGAAGATAAAGCACCAAATACATCACCAGCTGTTCTACGAATAGAAGCTTTCTGATATTCAGGTAGTGCTTCCCAATTAACTCTAATATTCTCAGCAAAGTTTAAATAAGCAGCAAAAAGATTTTGAGTACCTTCAAGTGCTTCAAGCTGTTTATCATCTAAAAGTTTATGTCTTTCGTTATATTGACGAATAGGCATTGCAAGGAAATCCATAAGAGCAGGACCACAACCTACACGAGTATCACCTGTTTGTTCATTGAAATAACCTTTTCTTCTCCAATGTTTAAGAATACCTGGATATATATGTTTATGATATTGCATAACAAGACTACCCCACCAATATTTTTCAAGTTGAGCAGCACCAAGTCTATCATATACACCATGTATCTCTTTATTAACAGCAATAACTTTACCTTTGAACTCTCCAAGAAGAGCATAAGCATCATTTACTTCTCCATTAGTACTTTGTTTATAAAGTTGTTCCATAAGAGAACCATCTTTAAAACCTAGTCTTCCATCAATTAAATCAAGCTGTTCCATAAGAGTAGGATTAGTTTCAAATTGTTTCTTAGCTTTAGCTTCAAGTTCCTTACGTTTAGCAACAAACTCTTTACTTTGTTTATTATTAAGGAAAATGTTCTTAAATTCATTAGCTAAATCTCTTCTTCCTCTAGCATATTCTTTAAGTTGATTTGGATCAGATTTTATATCATTTACAAATTTCTCAAATTGAGCAGCAAGAGGAGTACCAGCAATAAGTTGTCTCATAGCTTCTTCGTGAGAAGCAACTTTATATTGAGACCAAGTCATAGCTTGATAAGGAAGTATACCTTTATTTCTATAATCATCTACAGGAACAATTCTATTCTCAAACATCATAGCAAACATAGCACTATTCTGCATGTGATGTTCACCCATAGCATTAGGAGAATACATAAGGTTTCTAAGACGATTAATAGCATCACTAGCTTTAAAACTACCAGTAGGTCTACCAAGTACTTCATCAAAATCTACTACATTCATAAATTTAACAATAGCATCAGCAAGACTAGTACTATCTTCTCTAGTCATTCCTCTTAGGAAAGATAAAGAAGCACCATACCACATAGTTTTAGCTTTATTCCAAGAAGCAGTACTAAAGTAAGATTTAGCTATATGCTCAGCAAAAATACCACTACGACCAACAGTAACGTTACCAATACCACCAGTAATGTTTAACATCATATATTTAGCACTAGTAAGACTTTGTGCAATATTAGCAGCTTTTGTAAGTTTATTATTAGGAAGTTTATATCTATCATAGATAAGTCTATTACCCCAATTAGTAAACTGATCATAAAGTCTTTCATCATAAGTCTTTTCAGCATAACGAGTAACATCAGTAGTACTTCTATTAAGATCTTTTCTTAGATTACTAAAACCTATATTATCATCAAGTACAGGAGTAGCTTTAATCATATTTTGACCATAATAGAAAAGATACTTATTATCTTGAACAGCATTTTGATGACCAGCAAGTCTAATAAACTGACTAATACTAGAAATAAAATCTCTATTAACAAGAGATTGATGTATTTCTTTATTATTCTTTTCAGCAGCATCAAGTCTAGCTTTATGTTCACTCATAGCTTTATTATACTCTTCATCAGTAGTATATTGGTCTCTCTTTGGTTCAGCAGCTTTAATTTTATCAATGTCTTCACTATTCTTATTAGTAAATTCTCTACCAATCATAGGAAGTACTGGAGTTTTATCAGTAGAATAATTCATATCAGCATGAAGACTATTCTTACCAACAGAGCTAATATTAGCATTCCAACCAGCAAATTCAGCTATTTGTTTACCAAACCATTTAAAGTTATGGTCAGCTTCTTTTGCAGTAATAGGAATAAAACCTTGACTAATAATACGACGACTAGTTTTATCTCTAACAATCTTATCTAATGTTGTTTCAATAAGTTTCTTAGCTTGTCTTTCATTGTCACTAAGAGATACATTGTTAGCATACTTTTCATCGTCTATACCACGTTTAAAATTCTCAGCTTGAGTAGTATTCTCTTTGTAATCAGGATTACGATATTCTTCTTTAGGAACAATATCTAACTGATTATAATTAGCAGCCCAAGTACCATTAGCATAATTAGGTTTAATACTAGTCTTTTGCCAAATACCTATTGGGTCAAACTTATGAGTATAAACATTCCATACATGATTACGAGTAAACCACTTATCAAACTCTTCTTTACCTTTAGCTCTAGCCTTAGCCATAGCATCACTATAATAAGGAGTTGTAGTAGTTTCAAGATATTCGTTAATAGTAGCAAGAGCTTTAGTTTTAATCTCTGCTTCTTTACGCAAATCTTTAGCTACTTTCTGATTCTTCATACCAGTATAGAACTCATCTTTAAGAGTAAGAGTACCATAAAGGAAACGATTAGGAAGACGAACTGATTTATCATATACATAATTACCATCTAAATCTTTAACAATATGACCGTTTTCGTCATATTCAAAATCATATTCCATATTAGCATCTTCCCAAGCCTTAAGATATTCGCCACCAATAGTTTTAGCTTTACTGTATTCAACATCAAACTTAGGACTATATTCAGTATGCATAAATTTACGAATAAAACTACCAACAGCAGAACCATTACCAGGCATATCTTCGTTAACTATAGTCTTCTTTGTATTACGAAGTTTCTCATACAAATCAGCAAGTTTATGAAGTTCTTCAATACTAATTTGATGTCTATCAGTAATAGTATTAACTTCTTTCTTAGTAGTATCATAATAAGGACGAAGAATTTCATTAACTTCATTAACCAATTTAAGATATTCAACGTTAGCTTTACCTTCTTTGCTATTAGAAGTGAGCATTCTTTGTACTACAGCAGGAAGAGCTTGCTTTTGTTCAGGAGCATTATTAATTAATATTTGCTCATTACCAGCAGAATAAATAGTATTATTATAACGACCAGCTTCATCTTTTCTTATAGCTTCTTGTTCTTCTTCGCTAAATATGTCACCACGAATACGACCTTTACTATCATAAACCTTCTCACCATTAGCGAGTTTAATTTTGATAAGTTTAGCCTTATAAGTTATTTGATTATTCTTTTGTGCTCTACCTTTAGAAAGAATACCGTAAGCTACAGCAATTTCATCACTAACTTTAGGATCTACGTGCCAAGTAGCATTTTGCTCAAGCCATTCTTTAGCTCTTTGATACTTCTCATCATTAGCAAGAACTTCATCAGAAACTTGTTTATTACCAAAAGCATCACGTTTCTCAGCTCGCTTAATAATATCAAGTCTTTTATCAAGTTCTTCTTCAAAACCATCTTTAACTCTAGTATCATTGTACTCTTCGTTAATACCACGTTGACGTTTAAGATATTGACTAAGTTTCATAGCAGATCCTTGAGAGTTTAATACAGCTTCATCATATTTAGCTTGATTTACAATGATAGGTTTACCTTCTTCATCGAAACCTTTAGTACCTGGAATAGGATTAGTTTCATCATAAATAGGTTTCTCAGTACCATCATCAAAGTTTATTGTAGACTCAAGTTGATTAATACTTCTTCTGAGTTTACGATATTCTTCTTCATTCTCAGGACTAAGAACACCATTAATACGAAGACGATTGATGTTTCTAATTTGCTCTCTAAGTTTTGTATATTCAGCAAAAATAGTAGGAGCAGTATTAATCATATAATCATCATTGTCATACATAGCTTTATAATACTCATCCTTAAATTTTTGATTAAGATGAGCAATCTTAAAAGCATCGTATTCATGCTTAGCTTTAAGATAAGCCATAGGATTATTAATAACATCTTTACGGGTTTCATTTACTTTATTTCTAAGAGCATCTAAATCTTCAATAAATTTGTCAGTATAATCTCTAATAAGTTTACCGTTCTTATCAACAAGTTTGTCCCAATCTATATGACCAATAGCTTTAATAGCTTTTTCAAATTCACGAGCATCTTTAGCAGCTTGCATATCTTTAGCACTAATATCATCAACTATATGTTTGCTAATATTTTGAATAAGACTATTACCAGTATCTTGTAAATCTCCAATCCAAGCATCACACCAAGTAACAGCATGATAACCATTACAAATATCAACTAAACCATTTTGAATATTAGGGTCATTAGACCATTTAGCAACAACTTTTCTAGCAAATCTTTCATTAAGAGTACTAAGATTAAGTTTGTTACGTAAATTTCCAATAGTTTTCTTAATATGATTAATGAAATCAACTACTTCAGGATTCTCATTTTCATCAACTACAACATCAAATATAGTACCATATTTATTAATAAGACTATCTGTATCAAGAAATAACTTTTGAAAACGTCTTTGCTCACTAGGATTATTACGAATCATTTCTATAGTTTCAGGAGCAAATATAGAAGCATAAGTTCCATCTTCTTTTTTATAGAACTGATCAGCATCACTGATAAGTTTCTTAGCTGTAGCACTAGTAAATCTATCAATAGCTTCATAAAGTTTAGGAGACATATTTGTATAATCAGTACTAACATTCTCAAAACCGTTATTATTCATAAACTGAACTTCACGATAAGCATTAACATCACCTTCATGTGCTCTACGATTAATATCAGTAAACATATCAAAATTATATTCAACAGATGTACTTTCTTTATCGTTAGTAGAAGGAATAATCTGAATAACTTTAACAGGATAAGGAATTACTTTACCTTCAGAATCAAATATTACTTTTGTTTCTTTAACAAGAGCAATTTTCTTAGTAACTTCATTACCATCAATTACATCATGAATAGTTTGGAAATTACCAAATCCTTCACCAGCACGATTATAAAGATAACTATTATTTATAATTTGAACACCTTTAGCATCATTCTTAATAAGATTAATAATTTTACTATAAGCATCACGAGCACCGCCTATATCATCAGTAGTTCTATCTTTATTAATATCAAAACCAGTATTAACTCTACCTTTAGAAGAAATAGCTCGTTCATTGGCATATTCTTTACGAAGTTTATCTGCTTCTTCTTTAGTAAGTTGATTACCTTGAAGTTTATTATCAATAATAGTTCTATAATACATCTCACTATAAAGAGTATTATTAGCTTGATTAACAGAAACAATACCATGTTCGTTTTCTTCAAGCATACTAACAGGATAAGCAAATATTATATCACCATGACGAACAGTTTTATAAAGATTTGTAGTATTAACACCACGATTCTTAAAAGTAAGTTTTACATAAGGATTAACTCTATCAGTCCAAACATTATAAATACCATATTTAACAGCAAGTTTAGTATCATCTGGAGCAGTAGTTTTATCTTGAACAACTTGATGTTTAGTATCTACCACATCCTCTACGGGGCGGATTTCCGTCTCTTCTGCAACAGTTCTAGTAGCAGCAAATTCATCATTAATATCTGCTTCTGTAATATCATTTCTACGAGAAGGAACATTAAGTGTTATAACTCCATCAGGAGCACTAAGTTCATTAACCCAAATTTTACCTACTCTTTTCTTCTTTACAGTTCTTTTTGGAACCATACCATTATCAGAATGACTTCTTAAATAATCATCACGATAATCGTCATAAGTAATATGCTTAAAATTAGCATCAATTTGACTAAGAAGACTAGTAGGTTCTCCATCTTGATTAGCAAATAAAGTATCATCACGAAGAGTACTATTCTTAATAATCTTATTGACACCATTACGACGCATCTTGAAACCTTCAACTACAAACGCATATTTAATAAGGTCTATAGCTGCAAGTTTAACAAGAGGATTCTTACTCTTAGTAGCAGTTTCAAAAAGATTGTAAGCAGTTTCAGTATCTACATTGTCATCATTGAAACGAATAGATTGAGCAGCACATTCTTTATTACCAACACGATAATTATCTTGAAGGTCAACTTTAAGTTTACTAAATATACCAGCATCTTCTGCTTTACTTTGTAACCAAGCAACTTTTTGAGCAGGAGTAAGTTTAGACCAAGCATCAATTTCATCTTGAGTTGGTTCAGTAATATCTGCAACATCAAAATGAAATACTGGACTACCACTAAATCCATAAATACGAAGACGCTCTTGTAAATCAGTCGTTTTAGTTGATTCAAGACGCCCCGTAGAAGATTTGATAGTATAACCTAATCTAATTCCATCAGCATTATTATAAGCAGCACCAATAACATACTTCTCATAATCATTATACTCTTTCTCAGTAAGTCTACGAGGAGTAGGAAGCATTCTACTAAGAGCTTTAATAGTAGTCACAAAAGGACGAGTTTGAGTTTCAAAAAGCATACTATTAACTACAGTACTAGTAACCGAAGCATATTTTAAGAAAGCGTTAAGAGAAGGATAAGAAGATTCATGAGTATCTTTTACATAATTATCTTTATCTACAACACCATCTTTAATAAGTCCAGGATAAATACTTTCAAGGAAAGGAATACCATCCTTACTAAGTACTTTAGCTTGTTTGCTATTATTTATATCTTTAATAGTTTCAAATACTTCATTAGTAGCAAATATAGTTTGTTTAGCTCCAAACTTATCAGGATTACAAACTCTTACAATTTTTTGAATTACATCAGCTAAACGATTAATATCATTGTAAGCCATAAGAATCTCTACTTCACGAGCAAGAGAAACATTGTTTGCATTCTTGACATCATTAGCTAGTTGATCTTCATCAAGAACAATATTGTTGTTTTTAATAAAACTATAGTCTGTACCAAGTTTGTCATTAATAGCTTCAACTACCATTTTACCTGAATATAAAGAACTAGTATCAACACCGAGTTCTTCAGCTACTTCTTTAAGAGCATCAACTATAGGCTGAGCAGAATCTTCGCTATAAACAGATTTACCTTTATTATAAGCATTAACTATACGAGTTACAGCAGGATGCATCATAAATGCAACACCAGTCTTATAATTACTACCTACATCAGGGAAAGTTTTATATACTGCAAAAGTAAATTCATTTACATTAGGTACAGCACCTTTCTTTACAGCATCAAGAATATGAGCTGTAGTCTCAGAACTATAAGCAGTAAGAATAGCATCATCTACATTATGATTATCATGTGACCAACCAATCATAGTATGATTAATTGTAACATAATCATCTTTATAAATAACATTGTCTTCTCCAAAACGTTTAGCTAAAACCTCAGCTTGTTTTGGAGTAGCTTTGTATCTAGCACTAATAGCATAATTTTTATCAATAGTTGGTTGAACTTTGTTGCAAATAGACACAAAGGTATCACGAGTAACACTAAATGCTTTAAGTTTAGCACCACTCATAACATCTTCTTGATATTCAGCTTGGTCAATAAAATCATAACAACTACGATCATTACGAACACTCTTAACAACATCATTCATAATATTATCACGTGCATTTATAATATCTTCAAATTGAGATTGACCGGTATTCTCTTCAAAAGCTTCATCAGATTGAAGAATACGAAGCATATCATCAAGTATACGATTATTACGAGCTTGACGACTATTCTTTTCTTCAATACTATTGGCTTTACTAAATTCTTCACGACTAAGAAGTCCACCTTCTTGTGCAGCATTAGCTAAAGCAGTAGATTCGTTAACTCCATTTTTAACAGCTTCTTCTAGTTTAGCTTTAGCTTCATCATTAAGTTGTTCTTTTACATAATCATCATATAATTTACCAAATGATTCTTTATAAGCAACTTTCTGAATATCTCCATCTTTATCTATATACGTGTTATGTTGAATACCATATACAGAATCAATATCAAAGTCAGAACCAGTTTGAGCAACCCAATCATCAGGAACAACAATAGTTGAACCTTGAGCATCATCTGTAAATCCAACTACTTTCATAGCACAAATAGATTGCTTACCTTCAGTAGGAATACGATAACCAATAATGGTATCAAGGTTAGCCCTTTGAAGTTGATAAAGAAGTCCACCTATAAGATTTCCATCTTCATCTCTAATTTCATCAGGTTCTGTATAAGTACCATCTTCATTTTTAGCAAAACCAAAATTACTCTTAGGAAGAAGAACTTCAATGTAACGTCCACCATCAGGATGATAACGAAGACGCTTTGAATAACCTACATTAGTTACCTGAGCAGCATGAAAACCAGGCAACTTCTGACGAGTAATAGCATTATTAAACATAGACTGACAAACATTCTGAGCTTTACTCATCATATTAGTCATATATGTAGGCATAACAGTATTAGCTCTTCCAAGTTCAGTATAAGGACTATCTTCATTAAGAGTAAAGAACTCTAGAATATTACTATCAAGACCTTGACGAAGACATTCTTTACGAAGCTTATTGAAAAACAATTTCATATCAAGTCCTTCAATATTTCCATTAGCATCGAGTTTAATAGAACCATCTTCATTTGTAGGAATATTAAGTTCCTTAACAAGACTATTGAAACTATCTTTAATATTAGCAACATAAAGTTTAAAGAACTCCTTCTTAACTTCTCCAATACTTCCAGTATCAGGAATATTATCAACAATTTTCTTCATAATCTGAATAGCAGCTTTATTTTCTGCATTCATGTGTTGAGGAGTTTCTTGTTGAGTATAAAGAAAATTATAAGAATAAGTCTCTTTATAATCTTCTACATGATTATTAAAATCTTGAATATGAGCATCAGTAACTTCACCAGTTTTTTCATCAAACAAAGTAAGAACACCAGCTTTACCAGCTTTAGAAGTTTCTTCAGTGTTAAGTTGGTCAATACCATGGTCTTTCATAAGATTGTATACTTTCTCAAGGTCAGTACCTTCAATAAATCTAGGTACAAGAACTAGTTCAGCATTCTTAATTTGACGAGGAGCATAAGTATTAATCTTATCATTATAAGTCATATCATAATAGAAGTTCTTTTGTACTTGAACAAAAGTCTTAATATCATCTACTCTAAGAGGTTTACTTCTATCCATAATACGCTCAATAAGAGGCATATATTTATTAAGTTGTCCTCTACCTGCAACACGACGAATCCATTCTTCAAAAGTAATATAAGATTGAGCATCATTTACAGTAGTATTTTGATAACCTTCCATATGTTTATTAGCTTTAGCAATAGCTTCAGCTTCTGTAAGTTCAGGGTCATGTTTCATATAAACACGAGCAAGTTCATGAACAACAGGACCATTTTGAGAAGCTTCGTGAGAAGTTCTTATAGTATTCTTAATAGTAATACCAACAAAACCAGGACGTTGAGTAACATGAAGACCAAGACTATTAAGTTTATCTTGAATAGCTTGACTATTAAGATAGCTCATCTTTTTTAAGTCTGTCAGCATCATATTCTCATCCTGATAAATATTGAAAGTACTATAAGGAGTACCACTAGCTTGACCTTCCTTAGCACGTTTCAAGAAGTCTTGAGAAGACATATAAAACTTATCATCACCTTCAAATAAATCATCAAAATAATTATAAGCAAGACGATAATTAAGAGCAAAGTCAGCAACATTATCGTCATTAATAAGTCCAGCTACATCAAGATTTTTAAATTCATCCATACGTATAGCAGAACTATCAATATAATCACTAATAAATTCTGCTATTTTGTTATCAATAGCTTCAGCTTGGTCTTTAGTATGATTAAGTTTAATCTTACCATTTTCATAGCCAAAATGAATAAAACCACCTTTACTACCATTATACATACTATCAAAATAATCATCAAGAAGTTCTTGACCATAATTACGAACTTTACCAGTCTTATAATCAGTAATAGTAAACTTATCACTATGGAACATATTTCCAACTAAACCATAATTAGAATCAAGATATTTATCTTTCTTAGTTTGATAATTAGCATAAAGCCTACGAGCAGATTCTTTATCTAATCCAAAAGCATTATTAGGATTAAACTTAGGTTTACCATTAGCTTCACGCTGAATAATACCATCATCACCAGTCAAGAATATCATATTAATAGCCTCAGCCATATTAGTCAACTCTTGATTGAATATCTTTCTAAATTGTTTATAAATAGGATGTTCTCTATTAACTTGATAATTAACTTGAATATCACCAATTCTACCGTTACGATAAGCTTGTTTACGATACTTATCATATATCATAGGACGAAGATTATCTCTCATTTCATTATTATCAAGAATAGTAGCTTTACCATTCTCAATAACAAACTTATTCATACCTTTTACGGGGCGGATAGAACCAGTAATAATATATTTATTTACATTACCTTCTTCATCAGCAAATTGATAACCAATAGTTGCAGTTTTACCATCATTACGAATAATCTCATTCTCATATACAAAACGAGTAATATTATTATCAGTTAAATCTCTAGTAATTTGAGCACGGTCACTACGATTATCTTCAAGTTGAATAAATTTAGCTCTAGGATTAGCTTGATTAAATGCAGCTTCAGACATACTAGCAATATGCTCTGCAACATAATTCTTAATATAATTATCTACATCAGCAGCATTTGTTATAGTTCTAATTGGATTACTCTTAGTTATATGATAACGTGGAGCACGAACTACAAATGTTTTAGGAGCATCAGAAGGAGTTCTCATAAAGTAATTAGCAAGAGGAATGCTATTAGTTACTCTATCTGCATCAATATTTTTATCGCTATTAAAATAATTTGCAAAAGCAGTATAAATATAATCACCTTTACTCATTTGAGCATAAGTAATACCTGTACCTTCATCAGTCTTTACAGCTCCATTAAATAATGCAACGTTAAGTAAACCAGAAGCATAATTAGTAACACCATATTTCTGTTTGTCAGCATCATAATAAAAGAGACCATAATTTACAATTTTACCATTTTCTCTAGTCTCAATAAGAATATTGCTAAGATTATATTGATTGTTCTTAAACTTAAACTTAGCAAAGTTAACAAGAGACTCAGGAGCAGTATTACCTAATTCATCAGTAGTAGTCTTAGGACTATTGAGTACTTTAAGAAGATAAGTAATCATAGAACTATTGATAATATCAGATTGAAGATTACCTAAACCATTACGAGAATTAAGTTCAACTTTAACAGAAGAATAAGGATAAAGTTTATCAGCTAAAGCAATACTCTGAGTAATACTATTTTGAGAACGATAATCACTAAATCGAATATTATCTCTTTGGGTAACAAGTTTATCTATTTCTTCATTAATTTTATCTATACCTTTATGTTCTCCAGCTTCGTTGAGAGCGTCAATCTTAGTTTGAAGTTTCCTAATTTCTTTGTTAATACCACTAATAGCATCACGATTTTCGGTATACTGAGAAGTAGTAGCATCAGAAGCTTTAGCTATCTTTCTGAGACTATCAGTAAGATAACGCATATTAGTAGCAACTTCACCATTATTAGCAAGACGAACATAATTATCAATAGAAGCTTTATCTGCACTAGGATAATAATCTTTAATGCGAGAAGCAATTCTATCAACAATAGTATTATAAAGTTTAGCTTGGTCTAAAGCAAACTCATCACCAGCAGCAAGAGCTTGGGTGTATTCTACAATAGTTTCATCTACTTCGTTAGCAAGTTTGTTGGTAATATCAGAATCAGTATTTATATGAGTAAACTTAGCATCATTAAGGAAACTAAGAGCATGAACTTGCTGAGCATTACTATTCTTATTACTCTTATTCATAGCTGTATTCTCGTCAGCAATACGAGTTTCATATTTGTTAATTACAGTTTTGAATTGAGTATAAAGACGAGCAGCATAATCTAAATCAGAAGTAAGGTCTTTATAAAGTTTAATAAGACCTTCCATACCAGGAATATTACTAGCTTCTTTTACACTATCAATAAAAGTATTAAGATTAGAAACATCTTTCTTAGCACTAATAGTACTAATAATATCTTTTACATCAATATAATCTACATTACCAGTAGGATTGTTTTTATCATAATCATAAACATCCTTTACTTTACCAGACTTTAAAGTCTTAGTACCAACAGTATTACTAGTAAGTTTAGGTATCATAGAAAGACTAAGACGAATATCAAGGTCAAAACCTTTCATATAACTAGAACCAAGACCACTATGGTCATTCCAAGTATTATCTTGTCTATCACCTACAGTAAGTACATCTTCATCTTCATTATTGTTATAAGAAGAATCATCTACCGAATCAAAATCTTCAGCATAAGCTTCAGCAAGACTAGATTCAGTTTCATCACTATATTTTAGATTACCAATAATAGGATCAGCAATAATAACTCTATTAAAGAAATCTTTACCAGTAGTATCTTTAAATATATCTTTATAAATAGCAAAAGTATTTTGAACTTGAATATCACCGTTCTTATCAAAAGCTTTAGACATAGCAAGCATAAGTTCATCTTTCTTATAATAAGTTTCATCATTATTAAGAAGAGCATCAGCTATCTTATTAACTTCAGCATTAGTTGCAGGTTTGCCAATAGCTTTAAGATAATTAGCAGCAACATCCTTAGTTATTCTAACTTTTGTACGTTTAATTAAATCGCCAAGAATAGTATCTTTATCAGTAATTTCTCCACTTCTAATATCACTAACGTACATACTACGCATAATATTAGGAATTGCTCTAGTAATAGCATATACCTTTGCATGACTATCACTATAACCGAAAGCATCTACATCCTTAGCATAATAAGTACCTGTACTTTGAGCATTAACATCAAAGTGAATACTATTATAATAACGAATAGCAGTATTAGCGATAACTCCTCTTTCAGAATTATCAACACTAGGAATATTATCAGTATGATTTACTTTCTGATAATACTTAACAAACTCATCAGTAAAACCTCCAGTTTCAGGATTACTAATAAGACTAACTAACGCTACAAAACGAGCATTATTTGCTCCAACCTTACGTTTAATGCTTGTGCCAGCACTTGTTGTTTTAAAATTACAACCCATAATTTTATTAATTAAATTAGTTATTTAAAAAGTAAAGTTCTAGAGGATTTTAAATTCTCCTCTAGAACCTCGAAATATATTCTATGAATAATCTATTTGCAAGACATCGAAATCGCAGCAGAGCTAACGAGAGAGGCAAATTTGGCACGTTCCGACATCGGAAGAGATTCAATTGCTGAGTTGAATGAATTGAAAGCTACTTCTTCACTAGTACTTTCATCAGCATCATATTCATCATCAGCATCAACATTTTCATCATTAATATCAAACGTTTCATTAGCACTTCCAACATCATCACTATCTATAACACTATTAGTATCATCAGCAACTGTTTCTGTGTCAACTTCTTCTATACCCCCCGTAGAAGGTGTTGTTGGTTGAGTAACTTCTTCTTCTTTTTCTTCAGCTTTAACTTCAACTTCTTGATTATTCTTAAATATTTCACCAAGAGCTTCCATTTGTTTAGCACGAAGACTATTAGGACGAATATTAATACCAAACAAGTCACCAATAAACTTGAGTATTTTCTGCCAAATAGTATTACCTTTAACTACTCCACCGTCAGCGTCAACTTGATTAAGATAATTCATTAAATCAACATTGGTAAGAGATTCAACAATAAACTCTTCTAGAGCATCTTGAGGATTCTCACGAGTAGCATAACTTTCAGCAGTAAAAGTATTAACATTATTAAGCCACTCACTAATCTTTTCAAGAGTAGCTTTATCTTGAATATGTCTACGTTGTTTAATCTCATCAATATTTCCTGCTTTTAAATCATTAATATCTTGATTAATAGCAGTAGCAAAATCATCATAAATATCTTGCATTCTATTTCTAAGATTAGCAACCGCATTAGGATGAAGTTTGTCATCAGCCATATCTTCAATATAAGCATGAAGATTTTCGTGCATCAAAGTTCTAATAGCTCTACCTTTTTCACCAGGTTTCTTACTATTAATAATATCTAAGAATTTCTGACCAATAACAACTTTACCACCTTTAGTTTTACTCCAAACAGCATTAGCTTGTGCATGATGTTTACTCATAAATTCCTCGTCAAAGATAATATCTTTAGCTAAAAGTTTACGTAAAGAACTATCACTTTTAATACCATTTAGTTTCTCTTTAGATGTATCATCTAATAAAAGAGCACTAGCAACTTCAAAACCTTTATCTGTAGAATCAGATGTTACAATGGATTTAATTTCATCAGCTTTAGAAATATAACTATCACCAACATCTTCTACGGGGCGGCTTTCTTGTTTATTTGTTACTTGAAAACTAAATCTAGCATTAGCTCCTTGTTTATTAATAGCAGTTCTTCTAATATTACTACCGTTTTCTTGAGCCATATTAACTCTAAGAAGATTGTTTTGCTGAATAAAATCTTTAAAACTATCATAAGTAAGATTTACACCATTTTTTCCTTTATATTCAGGAATAGTAATTTGAAACTTACCATCAGTAGTTCTACTAGTAATACCTTGAAGAGGAATTTTATGATTATTATCAGACTTTAAAACAGCAAAATTAATATTGAAATTGAGACTTTTTATTCCTTTAATAAGTCTATCGCTTATAGCAGATAAATCACTATTGTAAGAAATATAATTAGGTTTACCATCAACTTTATTGATTATTTGACCTACACCATCACCATTCTTATCTCTATAGAAAAGAAGTTGATTATTCTTATTACCAAAGTTAATTCCAAGAATATTTGCAGTTCTAAATACAGATAGTTCTTTACTAAGGAAAATAGGATTTTTATTGATATTAAGAAGATTATCAATAAAATCAATAAAGTTATCTCTATTCTCAGTAAAATCACCATCATTAAGAGAAGCAAGTCTATCTTTAATTTGAGTAACTATAACATTTTGAAGTTGCTTAAAGTCTTTACCTGTCTCAACATATCGTTGTTTGTCATCTTTTGTATAGTATGTAGCACCTGTCCAACTCACAGGATAAGCATTTACAATATCTACAGTACCGTTACTACGAGGAACAGTAACATAAGTTCGACCAACACTAACAAGAAACTTATTACTTCCGATACCATTAATAAATTCACCAGTAGTAGATTTAGCAGCAATTTCAAACTTAGTATCTTTAGCAATAGCTAATTGAATAGGCAAAGCAGTTTCAGCATCACTTTTAAAAGTACCATCGTTACTACGAATAAGCTCACCTTCAAATACATCACTAGCTACAATATCAATGTTTGGATTGTTGTCTAATTTACTAGTTTCATTATAGCTTTCACGAAGAGTATCAAACCATCTATCAATAGAATTAGCAACTACTGCACCAGTAAACTTATTAACTCTTCCTTCGGTAAGAACTTTATAGTTATATTTCCAAAGTTTAGCAAGACCATTAAGAGCAACTTCATATTCAGGACCAGTTTCATCAGAATTAATCATATTATTCTTAACCATATCTTGAACGATAGGATTACTCTTAAATTCATTAACTAGCTGTTCAGCGTTAAACTTATCAAAAGCAGCTTTATGTATAATTTCATTAAGTTTTTCGTGCTCAGAAGTTTTACTTCTAGCTATATCTTTAAGAACTTGTTTAAGTGCTCCATCTTTAGAACCATCAGCTTTATCTATATGATAAATAAGTCCATCATTCTTTTGAACATATTCTCCTCTTTCTCCGGTAGAAGGAATTGATATACTACCAACAAGTTTACCATTAGATTTAATGCCTAAACGACTAGTACCTTTACTTGTAGTAACTCTTTCAATAGTAAGTTTATCACCATTTTTAAGTTTGAGTTGTTCAGCATAATTTTCTTTCATATCTTCATTTGTGCCAAAATCTGAAAGATTCATATTAACTTGATGAACAGTTCCATTAGGAAGAGCAGTATCTCTTTCAGCTTGAGACTTATGAAAATTATTCAAGAAAGCAACAGGATTACTAACATCATTAGCATCAGTAATATTAAACTTAGCTTGACCTTCAGGAGTATTAAGATAAGCAGACAAACTATTAAACATAAAGTCAGCCATAGAATAATCATCATAAGCAGACTTAATATAATCCATAAGATTCATAAGATTACCATAATACTTACCATTGATTTGTGGAAGTTCAGCATCTTTAGCATATACATCAAGGAGGTCACTAACAGCTTTTTTATAAGAATCATCAAATACTACAGCTTTACCATTTTTAGACCTGGCGTTACGTTCTTCTTGGTCAAAACTACTAAAATAAACAGAAGCAACAGTACTTTCTTTATTCATAAGTTTTTCTTGTCTCTTACGAATACGTCTGAAAGCACTATCTATTTGTTTTTTAGTTTCAGTTTCACTATAACCTTTAGCTACATAATCATCAAGAATACTCTTAGCTTTAGCATCTAAATCTAAATCAGGAGTAGTTTTTAATTCAGTAATAACATCTCTAATAACTTTAGTATCAGAAGCATTACCCATAAAATCAGGAACTTTAGGTTCTTCAACTTCAGGAATAGTTTCTTCTACTTTAGGAGTAGGTTCAGCTGCTGCTGGAGATTCTAGTAATTTTGTTTGTTCTAGACCCCCCGTAGAAGATGTTTGTGGTGAAGTTTCTTCTTCTTTTACATCTTCAATTCCTAGTTTACCTTGACTAACAACTTCAAAATCATTACCAGTAAGTCTAACAATAGGATAAGAAGTTATACCTACGTTATCTTGAGTAGCAATATTAGCATTAGCAAATAAATCTTCACTAGTTGTAAGATTTGCAATACTATCATTACTTGTAGGATGAACTTCATACTCATAATTATTCTGAGTTGGAATAAGTTGATAATCATCAGAAGCAGTCTCTTTACCAGTACTAGCTACAAACTTATTATTTGTAAAGTTTAATTTTCCGATTTTACTCTGTTTCGCCGCAGGCTGTTGTGCTCCAACATTCGATAATTGCGTATTTCCTTGAGCTGTGATGCTTTCAAGTGGTGAACCTGATGAATCATTCGTCTGCTTAATTTGAGGGGCTGAGAGCGAAGGATTTAGGGGTTTCACTGTTTGTGGTGCTGGTTCAGTAGGAGTAGGAGTTTCAACATTAAGTTGTTCAGCTTCTTCTTCTTGAGCTTGAGTAGCAGCAGGTTTAGTATCTTCAAACAAATCATCTTTAGCAAGCATTTCTTGTATTTGCTCACCAAAACGATAATTAAGATTACCACTAAGATGAAGAGCATATAAAGATTCTTTTAAATCTGCCTTATCTTTATCATTAAGAATAGATACAAAATTATCATAATTCTCAAAGTCTTGATTATAATAAGCACCTATTGCATTAATGATAGCATCACGGTTATCTTTATTACGTTTAGCTATGTCTTTAACAGTATCGAAACTTTGATTTACAACTTTAACTCTAGCATCATCAAGAGTTTGATTTAAGAAACTAAGTTCACTAGCAATATCTTCTCTATTCTTAACTTGCTTACTTTTAAGATAATCTCTATTAACTTCAGCAATAGCTTTATCGACAAGTAAATCAGTAAAGTTTTTACCAACAACACCAGGAATACCAAATTCATCAGCAGCAGTAAGAACTTCATTAGCTTTTCTACGATTATCTTCAAAAGCTTTATTTTGCTCAGAAATACTTAGTTCATCAGAATATTTACTAAGTTCGCCAACAATGTTATGCTTAGTTGCATACTCATCAAGTCTTTTGAAGTAATCAGCACGCTTAGTAGCATCTTCATTGCCTTCAGCATCAGTAAGGTCTAAAGACATAATATCTTTAAGTTCTTTACTAGCACCTTCATTAGGTTTAAATTTAAGAACACCATTTTCATCATGAAAAGCTGTAATTCCAGTACGAATAGCTTCACGAAGATAATCAGGAGTAAGTTGTGCTTGAACAGCAGCTATATTTTTATTAATATTATCAAGAGCAACAGCTTGACTAATATCAGTCTTAGCAGATTCTTCAATTTCTCTACGTTGAGCATAAAGTTCAGCAAGATTATTAGCAAGAATAGTTTGAGCTGCAACTCTTTGTAAATCATCAATAGAAGTATCACCAAGTTTATCAGCTATTTCTTTAACTTGAAGAGCAACATTAATATTAGATTGAGTTAAATTAAGTTTATCTTCTTGACGAGCAATATCTTGATCATACTTGACATTGTTTGTAGCAATCATTTGAAGATATTCAATAGGAATAACTTGGTCATCTTTGCGATGAGCAGCATAGTTGTCAGCAATATTTATAACTCTAGTAAGTTCATTATTGTATTGCTGAGTAACTTCATCCATTTTATTAAGTATCTCTTGTTGAGTTTGAGTAGCATCTTCTTTAGTAGCAATACCTTTATTTACTAAAGCATCACGTACTTCATTAGATTTCATAAACTCACGAAGATAACCAGCGTTACCATGATGAGCTGCATTCAAAGTCAAATCAGTAATAAGTTCATCTTGTGCTCTAGCCTTAGCAATCTCTTGAGCAGTAGTATTACCTTTAATATTGGCTTTCTCATTAAGACCAGCAAAAGGATTAATACCTTCTTTAATCTTAGCAGCTCTATCAAAGAATGTATTAAAGGTATTCAACCAAGATTGCATATTATCTCTACGAGCTTTAATTTCTCCAGTTTCACTAAGACCAAAAGAACTAGGAGTACTTTCACCAGTTTTATCATCTTTTTTAGTCTTATTCTTCTCATCTATAGTAGCTTGAATTTTACCAAAAGTAGAGCCTAAATGATGAAATACAATACCACCCATTACTCCCCAAAAAGCAGAATCAGCAAGACCTCCACTACGGAGATACTTTTTCATTCTATCATCCCAAGGAGATTTATCGGCATCAGCTTCATCAAGAAGTACTTTACCAAGATTGGTACCTTCCATTTGAGCAATATAGTTTACACCTTCTTCAAGACCTTCACTAAGTTCTCCAGCTACAATAAGTTTTTCGTTTTTAATTCTATCCCAAACTTTATTACGAGCTTTAGTCCAAGCAGAAACTTTATCAGCAGCAGCTTTAATTTCTTCTTCAGTTTTACCTATAGCAAGTTTATTATTACGAAGAGTTTGATTAAGACTATAAGCTCCGCCTCTATCTTTAAGACCTTTCCAAAAACCTCTAAGTCCATACATTTGAATAATATCAAAAGTAAGGTTTCCAAAGTTATATTTAAAGTCTTCATCAGCAGAAGCTTTAGAAATCTTTCTAGCAACAACATTTCTATCAGAAGTATCAACGTCTTGAAGAAGTTCTTGATTCTTATTTATAAAATCTTGATACTCTTGATTATTCATATTATTAAGTTTATCAGTAGCATCTTTATAAACATCTTGATAAACTCCTTGTGCTTCTTGATAATTTTCCATCATACGTTGAAGTACAGCATTACCTCCAACATTAGCAAAAGTGTTAAGTTTTCCACCTTCTCTAGTACTATTTATAATTTTAGCAGCAGCAGATTGAAAACCACTAAGTTGAGCACCTTCTACTCCACGTTCAATGTTATCAAGAGTTTTGTTAATACCAAATAAACTTTTAAGACCACTACGACTACGTGCACCAAGTTTAAGAGCTTTACCTATAGCACCAGCACCTTTCATAATACCAGTAGCAGGAAGAAGCAAAGTTAAACTAGACATTACACTAGGAAAATTACTAGTCCACCATCCCCAATTTGTAAGACCTCCACTATAAATATCATTACGTTCAGGGTCACTATATATTGGAGCAATTTCTTGGTCAAAGTAATCTTGCCATTCTTTAATTTTGTTACTAATAGGATTTTGATAATCACCATCACTAGTAAAGAAACCATTTGCAACAGCATCAAACAAATCAGGTACAGCTTTAATTGTACCAAGAATAGCTTGACTAACAAGAGTTTGACCTAAAGCATTAAATGTTTTAGCAAAGTTTGATTGATTTTCAGCACGCTCTTTATCTAGATTAGTAATAATATTAGGAGTAACACCATAACGTTGATAATTATGAGTATCACCCATTACCCAAGCATTATCTGCATTCTTTGCAAATTCATTAGCTGCACCAGATGTAATATCTTGGCTTACATCTAAAGTATGAAAGAAGGGTTGTTGAGCACGACCCTTCTTTGTTTTAGGATTATAATTAGGATTACTAACTATAACTCCACTGTTATTAAAAACATTTTCTGTATTCATAATTAATCAATGTTATAAGCATCATTATCATACATTCCTATATTACTAAGAATATAATTAGAATAAATAGCTCTTTGATTATTAATAAGATTAATATTATCTGTATCTACAAAACTATCCATAGCTTTAGCTAATTTAGTCTTATAATCTTCAGATGAAAAATCTCCATTTATAATATTATTAGCAATAGGAGCAAAACTTTGCCAAGCTTGTGGATAAAGTTCACTCATAGCACTAGTAACATAAGCATCTACTTGTCTATTTAAATCTTGTTGAAATTGATCATTTAAAGAGCCATCTTTATTTCTAATACCTTTACGAAGATTTCCATCTTCATCATAAAATTGTTTATTAGCTAAATCAATACCATCCTCAACTATGATCATTTTATTAACTTTACGAAGTGCATCTTCTCTAGTTAAAGGTTGTACTCTACCACTATCGTATTCCATTTGATAAACTGCCTTTCCAGTAGAAGGGTCATTATAAACGTTAAGCCTACCATCTTGAGGAATATCAACAGGATAATTATACATTTCCATACTAGCAAGTTCTTTCATAGCTCTAGTCTGAGAATTTTGAGAGAATAGTTTCTCAGCTTCACCATTCATAAAATCAGGAATAAATATTTGACGACTATTTTGTTTAATATCTTCAACTCTATTACCTGTTTCTGTATCATTATCCATCTTAGTTGGAATAGTAATAACATAACCGGTTTGATTACCTTGCATACCAAGAGAAACTTGTGTTTCTGGGTCAAACTTTCCACTAGCAATAGCGGCACGTACTAAATCTTGAATATTAGCTTTTTCGTTACTACTATCTACTATATGACGAACTGTAGTATGGTCATCAGGATTTTCTTCATCAGTAATATACATTTCATACTGAGTAAAATCAGCATTCATAAGACCATTAATAATAGCATTACTATTCTCTTTTACTAGAGCACTAGCTAATTCAGTATTAAGTCTACCAGTATTAAGAGCATCACTAATTTGTTTTCTACGAGCACTATTAAAAGGAAGAATCATAGAACTAACAGTAGATAATTTAGAACCATCATTATCAATACCTTTTACGGGGCGGATAGCTTTGTTAGCAACAGCTACAATATTATTAGGCATTTCAAAATTATTATTACCTGTAGGATTAACATAATATCCATCAGTATCAGTTATATCTGTTCTACTTCTCCAATTAATATAATCTTTGTCACTATCACCAATTCCTATAAGTTTACCTTTAGCATCAACGCCAGCTACTTGAAATCTATATTTATTGTCATAGCCTTTAGTACTAAGTAAAGCATTATATACTTTATTAAATAAAGGATTACGTTTACTAATATCAAGAACATATTGACCATCTTTTATTTTAACTTTAGCTCCTGATTTAATTAATGCATCTTTACTAAGCCTACTTCTTCTAAGCATATCTTCAAAAGCATCAGTTTTGTACTCGTAGTCTTTAGCAAGCCAATCTAAACCTAATAGTCTTCTTTTCTCTGTTTGTCCACCAAATTTAATAGATAAACTTTCTGCTTCTTTACTACCTTGACTACCTAATCTACGTTTAGCTTCAGCGTAATCTTTACTGAATACATTATCTGAAGCACGTCTATTACCATCAGAATCTGTACCATTATTAAGACCAGGAAGAATACCATTACTATTTACAGCATTAAGAAAACTAAAAGCTTTACGCTGATTTTCATCAGCTCTACTCATCATACCTTGTATTCTACGACCATCAGTTCTAAGTTTCTTTATAGCTTGATTTACAAGAGACTGTTTAACTGGGTCACTAAAGTGAGCACGAGATAAATAATTAGCAGCACCAACATAATCTCCATCACTTATAAATTGATTATATATTTTTTTACTAAGCATAACTTTATTATTTTAATTTAATACACCACCTTGAGAAAGTTGGTCTTGAAACCAAGAACTACCATTTTCAATACTAGTTGATACTTCACCAGGATTACTATAATAACTTCCACCTAATGTAGGAAGAGGAGCAGTAATATTACTAGTATTTGTACCAGAACCAAGAGCATATTTAGTACCATAAGTTAAACCTCTAGTTTCAGAACTACCTGAAGTATGACTAACACTAGTATTATCATAAGCCATATTCTTAGTAATAATTCCTATTTTACTAAGCATATATTCTTTAACTTTAAGAGGTTGACCATTAGAATCGTAAATATCATCACTGAAAGCATCAATACTATTTTGAAGAGTTTTACGTTTTTCAGGGTCAGTAGTAATACTAAGTTCATCTTTAAGCTGATTAACTTTCCATTGTACATCATCAAATTGTTGAATAAGAGCATTCATATTATCTGGGTCAAGAGCAAATAATTGATTATAAACTTCATCAATCTTTTCTTTAGTTAAAGTTTCTCTTTGGAAACTATAACCACTAGAAGTACTATAACCAGTTTTTACAGAACGAAGACCTGCAGGAGTACTAGTACCACCATTACCTACACCTTGTTCATCAGAAACACTACGTTGAGAACTACTACTAGTAGCACGTTTTACAGGAGCAGCAAGTTGACCAGCAAGAGTAACAAGTCTAGACATATCAACTTTCTTAACTGGGTCCCATCCAGCTTTCCAATCTGTACCTCCAACTATATTACCATTTTCGTCACGAATATCTTCATAAGAATATTTATTTTGAGCAAGCCAACGTTCTTTAGTAAGACCACTAATAACTCCACTATTAGCAAGAGACTCAACTTCACCTTTCTTCTTTTCATAAGCTTCATTAGCTCGAATACGACCAATAACTTCAGGAGAAGAAGTAGCACTTCCAGCAAGTTCAGTAGCAACATCTAATGCTCTACTATAATCACCATATTGAGCAGCATCATTAATCTTTTGCTCAATGCGTTTAGCATAATCGTATTTCCATTTATCTTCAGCAGCATTAAGTTTTAATTGACCAATAGCATTCGTAATAGCAGACTTTTGTTGAATTGCTTTATCAGAACGCTCATCAATTTTATTTAATGCTTGACTAAGAGCTTCAAGATTTGAACGAACTGGTACACGTTGAGGAACATAACCTCCAATAGTAATACCACTTTGATTATTTTTATAAGCCATAATATTATTATTTGATTACTGATTACAAAATAGTAAAACTTCTGATAGTAATAGTACTATCAGAAGTATTTATATAATATTAATTTATACCGTATTTTAATCTTTGCTTAGGAGACAATCTAGATAAATAGAATCGTTTAGTTCTATCATCTTTAGCAGTTCTATAAAGACTAGCTAAAATATCAGGAGACAAATCAAAATCCATTTCAGAAAGTCTAGTAGGAGTAGCTTCTTTACTAGAAGCAATCATTGCACGTCTAGATTGGTCATCTTCATAAGCAGTTCTACCAGCAGTCCAGAAATTAGTCCAAGCTTGAGACAATCCACTAAGACCAACATTAAGAGCATCACCTTTAGCTTGAATAGCTTCATTCTTAATTTTAGCAATCTCACTTTGACGAGCAAGTTCATTCTGTACATTTTGTGCTGCAACAGTTTGTTGATTCTTAGCATCTTCTGTAAGCATCTTGTTCTCTTCATTCTCTTTAGTAACCCAAAGTTTACTAAGATTAGAAAGAGCATCAAGATTAATAGCACCACTTCTATTAAGAGCGGCTACAGAACTTGAAGTATTATTAAAAGTTTGTCCAGTAAGTCTATCTCTATAACGTTTAACTTCCTCTATTTCAGGATTAACATTATAAGTTGTAGGCAATTTACTAGCTTGAATAATAGGAGCTCTATCAGGAAGAACATATTTACCAGCAGTATTATAATTTACAAGACCTGTACTTAATGCAGCAAGAGTATCAATACCTAATCCTAAATAATCTCCACCAGTAAATATAGTACGACTACGATTATGTCTTTGTTGAATATAAGGAACCTCTTCTTCTTTAGGAACTTTAATAAGATTCATTGCATCATTATTTGGTTTCATAAAAGTAGGTTTAATTCTCTTAGCTGTAACTACAGCTTCATTATCACCTAAAGCATTACCACCATCATAATCATAATCATAATCTGGAGCATCATAAATAGAAGTATAACGTTTATTGTAAGGAGTATAAATACCAATAGCAGCTTTAGGTCTCATACCTTTTACGGGGCGGCTACAACTACCTAACAAACTCTTTTTTCTAAGACTAGGATATTTACTATATACTTTACTTCTAACATCACTTCTTCCATGAAGACCAGCAAGTCTTAAAGCATCAACAGCATCAGCTTTAGTTGGAATAGGATAACTTCTACCACCACCTGCAAAATCTTTAGATGATACAGAAGGATAAGGATGTTTAGAAGAACCTCTATCTTTAGAAGTTAAACCACCATTTTTAAGTTTACTTCCATCATCTTTAAGACCATTTCTTTTCTTAAAAGCTTGTTGTTGACTAAATACTTTATCTTTATTATAACCTCTAAGGATAGCTTGAGCAGGACTCATACCGTTACCAAGAATAGGTTGAGCACTAAAGATTCTTAGAGCACCATTCTTCTTTTGAGCAACTTCACCACCTTCAGCTTCAACTTCATTACCACCAACGTTAATACCAATACCAGTTTGACCAGTCTCATTCACATCTTCATGAGAGCCGCCCCGTAGAAGGTATGTGTTGTTTCCTATCTTGGTAGCATCTCCACCATCAGTAATATAAATACCTTTAGCTCCAAGAGTTTTACCAAGTCTAGCAGCAGTTCTAAATTGTCTAAGATAATCTTCTTGATAATCTTGACTATTGTTAAGAGCAGAACTCATAGAAGCAGCTTCTTGAGTAGCAGTCTGCCAATCTTGAATACTCTTTTGACGACGCATTTCTCTTTTCTTAGCACCATTACCAAATAAAGAACCTGCTATACTAGTAGCAGCACCAATAGCTGCACCAATCCAACATTTCTTTCTACCACCTAGTCTCATAGTAGGAGTTTTAGTTGGGTCACTAGGAATAGTAGTATTACTATTAACAACACCAGAAGTAGGAGTCTTATGTTTATTAACATACTCATCTACTATAGAACCTGCTGCATTAAAAGCAGGAGTTATAACAGAAGTAAAAAGACTACCAAAGTCAGCTTTAGGTCTACCACCACAACGAAGACTTCTTCTTTTAATTTTACAAGTCATAATTTAATACTTTGAATAATTAACATTTAAATCCTCAAATCTAAAAGGAACATTATCTATATTTCTAAAGATAAATCTAACAACGAAATAACGACCATAAACTAGATTACGTTCATCACTTGGATTATCAAGCATTGCTTGAATCTTAGTTTCTTGTGCATGAGTAAGATTATTAATATCCAAGTTATAACGTTTACATATCTCTTCTTTAGTAAGTTTACTACTAATATAATTCCTTATATAATTAAAGTTCCAAATACCTTTATCATAATAAGGAACTTTGTAATCTGGAGTTTTATCTCTAGTTACAGTATCGTCATTAATCATTTTATGTCCTGAAATATCTAAGTCACCTGTATCATTACTATCAGTATAAATACGAAGTTTATCACCACTATAATGTTCTATATCACCATAAGTTCCATTACTCATAAGCGGTTCAGCCATTCTAGTAACTTGATTACTAAAGTAAGCATACTCTTTATTAAGTATATAACTAATAGAATTAATACATTTAGGAATATTGTAATTCTCATTTACAATAACATCAAATATAGCAGGATGAACAGTTCTAGTTTCTTCAGTACCATCTTCTTTTTGTATAGTAAGATTTGTACTCATAGCTGGAAAACCATAAGCGTGGTCATCAAGTCCAGCATAATCTCCAGTTTTACCATAGAAACCTAAAGGAGTATTTTTATGAAAACAATAAAGAAAAGAACTAGTTTTAACAGCATAATAAAAATAACAATGATTCTTAGTATTTACACCTATGTTAAATTTATAATCGTGAATACTAACAAACTTCTTACTAATTATATTAAAAGATAAAGTAATATAAGCAGGTTGATTATGTTCTCTATCTCCAACATCTTCACTATAATAAGCAAGACACATAATTACACGAGCATTAGCAAAATCTGTAACCATGTGAGCATCAGCTATCTGAACATTGTTCATCCAACTAAGTATATCACTAGTTAAATCAGTAAGATGATTATTATCAAAATTATATATTCTTTTATTATCTGCATCTACAAACCAATAACCATTACTATTAACAGTCCAAGCTTGAGAATGTTGAAGTCCACCATAACCGTGATTACTAGTAAATAGTTCAATAGGTTCTACTTCAAATAAATCTGGCATTTTTAATTGCGCTGTGTCGCCCGACGTCTTTAGGAGGTTATCTCTATTAAGGTAAAACAAAGAATGCTCCGTGTGGACGAAAAATGCAGTGCCTACGCCAATGATATTTGTAATGTTGCCTTTGTTCTTAGAAAGCACTTTATAACTGTTTGCTCTAAAGTGTCTCCAGGCATTAGCAAGACTTTCATCACCAATTACATCACTACGACGAATAGTAGCACGTTTATAAGAATCATAATTAAGATTATCTTTATAATTAGTATAAAGTTTATAATTACTTTCTATATACGTATCTTTTAATTCTATAAGGTCTGTAGCATTTAATGGCTGAACTATAAAGTTAACACTACGTTGATGACTACCAGAACCACTTTCATCATCACCTAAAACACCAACCAAATAACTAGGTTCTTTCTTTATAGAAATAGCATTAGTATTAACTCTACTAAACTTACTGTAATTTACAATCTTAGCATATTCTGTAGTAGAACTTGTCCAATCTCTATTTATAGAGTTATTATCTTGCACATCATATACTTTACCAGTATCTGATATATATACTCTACGTTGATAAATTAAAGTCTTATCATTTACATAGAATGCAGGATAATTAAAATCATAATCGTGAACATAATTGTTAGGAAAATTATCAGCATCTTTACTATCAGCATAACTATAAGTTTTAACATCAGCATGTTTATAACATATAGGACCAAAACTAATAAGTTCTTTATCTTTCTTACAATATATATTACGATTAAATATTATAACGTTTCCAACTTCACCAATATCAGGAGTTATTTTACCGTTACTATCTTTTAAATTAAGAACTATGCCTCCATCCATTCCAGCAGTATTCATAGTATTACTAAGACTATCACTATCTACAGCATTACTAGCTACTATACTAGAATTATTAATATAAGCTGGATTAGTACTAGGAAGTATATAACCATTACTTGTTATTTTATATTCAGGTACATATATAGAACCATTATAATTAACTTTACCAGTTTCTACTTCACTAGCCTTAAAAAGACTTGCGTTTACTCCGTTCTTAGCACAATAAGCTTGATAATTATTAGTTACTTCTGGTTTTTCATAACTAAAGAAGAAACCGATATAATCATCAGGTATTTCAATATTAGTAAAACCTACTTTAATTCTATATAAAGTATTATCGTTAGCACTATCAAAACTATGACTTGAACCAGTTTTAAATAAAAGGTCGTTGTTATAGTTTTTATAATATCCAAAACTAGCAGCTTTACGAATAGTTGCATTAGAAGGAGAAGGTGCAGTACTTACAACTTCATAAGCATATTTATCTTTAAGAGCTTCAATACTAAGTAAATTAGTAAAATCTCTATCGTTACCAGAAGTACTACTACTAGTTCGTTCTTTCAACGATGTTAACCTACTAAGTTGAACATCTATTGTAGAACTTCCAGTCATAGTAACAGTATTCAAAATTGTAGTTGGAAGAATATCATTACTAAGTTGATAACCATTAGTATAAGTACCATCTTTACGAACATAATGAATAAAGAAATTATATACACTATTAGGCATTAAAGTTCTAACAGCATCATCTACTAATACAGTAGTAGTATATACTCTAGTATTACTAGCTTTACTAATTCTAAATCTATTTGGTCTATAAGACGCAGCAGATATCCAAGTACCTAATTTACTAACTATACCACTAGTAACAGTATTAAGTTTTAAACCTGTATGTTTATGGTCAGTACCACCACCTTTACCAAGATTATCATATAATCTACTAGACTTACCATTTACAGGAATAGTTATAATATCGAAAGTTCCATCATCTTTAACACCAAAAGCTATACCAGAACAAGGAAACACATGCCTACCTTCATAACCACCAAGAGCAAGATTATCAAAGTCGCTAACATTTTCATTATCGCTAGCTACATAACAAAGATAACGTTTAAGCTCATTATAATCTCTAGCATTTAAAACAATATGATATGTAACTTTAGTTCCATCTATATCTACAATAGTATCAGTAGAAGGTTTTGGTACTTCTACAATAGCAGCAAATATAGCATTAGTTGACCAACTAAAAGTATATGTTTCATATTCTTTAGTTGTAGTAGTAGTTGCATTTGTTTTAGAACAAGGTTCATAAATCATCTTTGCTCTAATCTTTGCAGCATAGTTTTTGAGATTTACATTATAATCGCTTTCATCATAATTTGCAATATAAAGACGATTCTCATAATTACAAAGAGAAGCAACATTAAATAAATTAAAACTATTACTAGTCAATTCATCTATTGAAGTTTCTTCAAAATTACTAGCATCAAATATAAATTCACGAACATCAAAACTAAACTTTCTCCAAATACGAGGTAGAGCAGTATTTTCATGTTTAAGTATATATCCTATTTGATAAGCTTTATAATTATAATTATCATCAAAGTTAATATTAAACTTTAGATTATAATTACAATCTTTCTTATCATTATTATATGAACCTACACAACGAGTTGTAGCAAGATTAGTACTACTCTTTATATCATAAACATGATTTATAATTACTTTATCTTCTAAATTTATAGCATGATAACTACTACCAATAGGAAACCAATTAGTATAATAATTACTATCTATTTCATAACGAATGAAGAATTGATAAATACCATTTGGCATATTAATTCCAGGAACTTTATCTTTAAGACTAAGATTAGCTACTGGAATATTAGCACAAATAGAATATAATTCAGGATTATCTTCTTTTGTACAACGAGAAAGATTAATAGTTTTAAGAGGAATATTATTTTTTACAACTTCTTCATAAACACCATCATCGTCTTTACTATTGTGAGTAACAATTTTAGTAGCATCATATTCTCCAATAGCAATAATAAGTTCATTATTTACATTATAAGTATATGTACCTACAATCTTTCCTCCACTATAACTCCAAGCACTATATACTTCTGTCAAATCTAAAAGACCAGTAACTTCATTTTCTACACAACGATAAATGTGAGAACTATGTTCACCAGTATCAGCTTCAAGATAACTAAGTATTACAATCTCTTTCATACAAGGAATTATACCTACTATAGTACCAGAAACTGGAGTACTAAAAGCATAAGTCAATCCTTCTTCATTTGTAATATATGAATTATCAGGACTAACTTTAATGTTTTTAGCAAATACCAAACTTCCATTAGGAACAACGTTTGGATTTTTATTTAAATTAAGTTCTTTAACTATATTCATAATCACTATCTTCTTGGGTCAAATGTTGAATTGTAGAAGAAGTTTCTCCAACCATCAGCATTATATAAATCATTACGAACAGAAGCAATAGCTTTACTCTTTAATTCTTTCCATTGAATATAAGGATTAGTAACAGGACTACTACTTTTTAAATCATAAACTGGATGATGACTACCACGACTAAGATATTTATATAGAATATAAAAACTTATAGCTTCTAATAGAATACCATTATCATAAACCATCGGAACTTCACAATCATAATAATCATCGTAATATGTCATAGGCTCAAAACTTTGAACATTTATCCAATCAGTATCAAAGTTAAGTTCAATATGACCATTATTAGTTATTACAAAGTTGCGAGTATCATCAGCTCTTCTAATAGTTGCAACCCTCATAAAATTACGACCAGTTTTATTGGTATCATCTATAACAGCAATTTCAGGACTAGGTTCTACATTAGTTTTAGAACCAAATCCTGAATTACAACAACTATTATTATTTTCAAGTTGCTTTATTTCACAACCATAATCATCAAATACTTTAATATCAGTAGCATTTAACTGACAAGGATATATACCTATACGATTAACTATTTGAAGTCTTCTATTTTTCTTAGTCATAGGAAGACATTTCATTTGACTAAGAGCATCAATTATCCAAGCAGCAGCACGAGGAATCCAATCACTTTCGCTAAGGTTAAAGTCATTATCGACTTTTCCAACTATGCGTTTCATATCCACATTTTGTTTGATTTTCATTTCTAACAAATTTAGTATACATTAATTTATCTACTTGTAAACACAGAGTTAGTTTAATCTTTAAAGATACAGGTAAATGACATATCTTTTCTTTATCACCACCAGTAAGTTTAATTAAACCATCATTAGTATATTGTCGTACTTTTACAGAACGATAATCTATCATACTCAGCTTATACCCATAAGCCCTTTGAAGAGTACAATTACAAAGAGCAAGTTCATACCAACTTTCATCAGCTTTGTAAATTCTAGGGTCAACTGCATCATATTCTAAGCCATTAGCTTTAGCAAATTCAGCTTCTTCTCTATTCCAAATTCTAATACCTTTAGCTTCAAGTTCTTTCTTATATTTATTAGTTGCAACAAAGTCACAAATCTTACAACCAGTATTAAGAACTCTATTTATACATACGTAACCTAGTTTACCTTCAAGACGATAACCATGAGCTTTAAGAATAAGAACATCGTGTACTTTATTATAAAATATACCAACTATATTTCTATACTCAGCATAATTTAGAGCAATACATTTCTCATAAAGTTTAATCTTTTGTTCTAGTTCACTCATCTTTCGTAAATCAACAGCATAAGCAACAAGTCTAAAACATAGATGTTTATGTTCGAGGTCATTACGTTTATCTTCATACATACCTTTTGCAGCATTTTCAAGACGACCATTTATATACTTATTTTGTTGAAACTCTGGATAGTCAATTACAGGAAGAGCAAAACTATCAACATAAGGAACAATCTTAGAACGTTTTTCAACTATATTACCAGCTAGCTCATCATAAGAAAGTCTAGCTCTTTCAAGTTCTAGAGTAAAAGCATCTTTCATATCTTGATAATACTTACTCATATTTATTGGATTAAGTCTTACAGCAGTCATACACTAATTATATTTTATAACATTAGGAACTTCATCTGTTTCTTGATGTTGATTTAATAGTTCCCTTTTATATATTATTTCTTTAATTTGACCAATCATATCTTCACTAAGTAACCACTCGTTGTCATCATAAAGATGATTCTCAAAAGTAAGGTCTCCATTAATACCAAGTATTTGATTAGGATGTTCAAAAGCCGATTCTATAACAACAGCATCTACTGGAACAATTCTATCTTTACTAGCTGGAAATAAATAAAGATATTCATTAATATAGTCATAACTAATAGCACCACAAAGACCAGGAACACTTTCTTTAAATCTAGCAGTAGTTTCTTTAATATAAGGAAACTCTCTATTAGTTTTATATCCTACAGAACTAACTCTATCAAAAGGAAGATTATTAGTAAGTCTAATAGGTCTTGGAACTTTATCTAGAGTTCTTTTAATTTTATTAATTGAAACTTCTTCATAACCTTCAGGTAATTCTATATCACCATCATTAACTGTAATAAGTGAAACTCTAAAACGTTGAGTATGAATTTTATCAACATAAGAATGATTTTCATAACTTCTACGTATAAGTTCATTACGAGTATGAATTATAGCATTACGAACTCTTTCACGTAGAGTATGATTATTAGGTTGACCTACTCCATGTAAAATTTCACTAGTAAGTTGAGCAAGTGAACTCATAATAGTATTATTTGAATTATTAATATGAAAGCCGCCCAGTAAAAGGTATGATTAGTTAGAAGTTCTACCAATTACATCTTCTACGGGGCGGCTCTAATGTTTTACTTATTTTCTTTATTATCTGCTTTAGTAGCATCTTCAAATAAGAAGTCAATAAGCTCAAGTACACCAATATTAAAATCAGTACCAATCAGAGCTTTAATTAAATCATCTTCTTTGATAGTAATATGCTCTACTTCTACTTCTTTATTATCAAGTTCTTTAATAAACTTAGTAAGCTTAGCCTGAACATTAGAATAATACTCAGTTACTTTAATACGATTCTCAGTATCAGTACGAGTAAAAGTATACTTACCAGCAGCTTCATCAGTTTCTTTCTTCTGAAGTTCTTCAAGAAGTTTACCCATTTCTTCATCGTTATCTCCTTTAAGAGATTCTTTAGAATCTTTAATAGCATCTTCATAAGAAGTTGCAATAGCTTTAAGATTCTTTACATTCTTCCAAATAGCAATAGCTACTTCAGCAGGAAGTTCTTTAGTCTTAATTTGCTTTAGTACATTATATGCACTAACAGCATTAATTTGTTTTACTTTAATCATAAGTTTATTATTAATTTTATTACTTATTTGCGATGCAAATATATCAATAACATTATTATTTTACTTATAGTATATCTATATATATAATATATTTTAATAATTATATAAATACTATTATCTATTATTTTATGATAAATCAGGTGAAATATCACTACTAAATGGAACAAGTCCCTTAGTAACCCATACACCATTAGCTATTACATATATTTTATAGGATTTACCACTAGTAAGATTTCTAAATGCTGTAGTTTTAGTTTCACCAGCTTTAATTGTACCTATTGTATTAAAATACTCTCCTGCAACCATACTTTGTCCTTTAGTTGGGTCAGTTTGATATACACAATATACGGAAACGTTGTTTACTGTATTAGCATTCTCCTTCATCTTCAGTGTTACTATAATTATACCAAGTTGTTCTTTTGCAGTAATACTTGCAAAATTACTTGCTGTACTACCTGATTGACTAATAATAGATAATTGTTTACCTCCTGCAAGATTAGGAATAGCATAACAAGTCATAGCATGCAAAGTATGATTACTAGAATAATTATACGAACAGAACATAGGAAAAGCAAGATAATCACCTACTTGAAGAGCATTCTTTGGAAGAGGAACTGTAAACGAACCAATAGTTGAAGCAGTAGTTATATACATAAGATTTGCTTTACTTTTATCTGTAATAATATAACCAAAATATTTATCTTTAAATACAGCAAATTCAAAATAACTTATTTGACTTCCATCTACAGATACAGGATTATAATTTACAAGTAATTGATTAGTATCACTTTCTCGAATGAATATACTAGTAGTAAGATAATCTTTAACTTCTGGATTTGCATCACGAAAATAACCACGAAAATCTCCTAAACGATAAGGTGCATTTGCTCCTCCTGTAGGACGATTATAAAGATTTCCATACCCATTATTAGTTTTAGAATATTCACCTATAAGGTCTTTCCAATTACTCTTACCGTTTTCTACGGTTATATTAATTCCATAGTTACCATCTTTTGCTTTATACCAATCATCAGGAAAAGGAGAAGGATATACAGTAGGTTTATACTTCGCCCAGACGTTTATCTTAGGTGATGTGCAAAGAGTAGCTAAATCATTACTTGATTCACCTAATACACTTTTAACATTATCTATACTAACTGGAGCAACTATTTTTCCATTACTTACACTCATATTGATAACTATTAAATTTGACAATAGCGGATAGCTATTTCTAACTATCCGCTTTAACTAATACTTACTCACTTGCAACAGTCGATGTAATAGCAAGACTAACTTCTTCAATAAGATTAATTACATCTGTAAGTTTACTTTGAAGAACTCCGCTAATGTTATAAGTTAGTAAGTCATTACCATTATTATTAGCATTAA